GATTACACTGAAAGGATGCTATTCTCTTGCCGTTCATTGATTCACACAAGTCAACCGTGCGATGATTTTTTATAATTTCCCTATCTGGCCACGGAAGATCTTGCATTGGAGGCTTTGTGCCCATAATAATTGCATCCGTCTTGCCATTAACAATATCCAAGAACGGCTCTTCTCCTTCCCCAATCACGACTTGGTCAACCTCATCATGATTTATGCACTCTTGAGGAAGAGCAGAAGGATGAAAGCCTCCAAAAACAGTTCTTGTTTGTGGGCTTTTTTCTTTAATTGCCGCAGCTAATCTTAAGGCATGAGGCCACGCCGGCGATGTGCAAGAAAAGCCTACAACATCTGCCCCAATAGATGCCTCAATTATAGTTTCATCAGTGTCAAAATTGCCCTGAAAACATTGTAAATCCAATTCTCCTACAAAATGTTTTTTAAGATAACCCGCTATGAAACCTAGGCCAATAGGCTCCCAGATGTTTTCATAATAAGGCTGCACTAGTATTACTTTTGTCATTTATCTGTTCGACTCCGTATACACTTTGTAAATAGATAAATCTTGATATTCAATCTCCAAATCTTCATTATAATCTGTAATGCCAAGCATCAAAACAGCACCTTTTGCTGCGATTTCTGGGAGCATATAATAGTTCCATCCAAGCATATCGAACTTTTCTACTAGATGATCAACAGGTCGTCGGCCAAAATACACGGCTCGCTTAAGCCATTTATAAGCTTCCTCATCATCAGTCAGTATCATACCCCCTTTGCCACATTTTAAATATTTATGAGGACCACTAAAAGACAGGCATTGAAACTGTCCTGGTATGTACATATTTTTCCGAAAAGTCAAAGCACTATCCCATACCGGGAAAGGTTCTAATTTATATTGACCTTTTAGTTTCTTTCCCACCATAGCAGGATGATTTTGATCAAATTTGACTTTATTACCTGCCTGTATAATGGCACAAGGTACGGACATAAAAGTGCGAGCGGGAATAGTAATCTCCTCATCTTCTATTTTAAGATACTTCATACATAAAAACAATGCATTAGTGGCGTTATCAACAGCTATAGCATATGGTGCGCCGCAATATTCAGCCACGTTTTCTTCAAATATATTTATAATTTCATATGGATTGTGTTTCATGAGTTTATCTTCTTGTAGATTAATTCTGCAACCATAAAATCAAATTCAGTATCGATGTCGACAGACTCTATTTCATCAAGTACATAAAAATAAGGCTTTTTGGTAACCACATTAGCATATTTTACCATATCTTTTTTTGATATTAAACACACTCCATAAGTAATCTTATATATATCAGGTAAATCTTGACTGTTTGGGGACTTGTCAATGTCATAATTTAATGGCTTCCCATCAAGCCACATATGATGTTTAACAGGAGCAACAGTAACAAGATTCTCGACTTTTTCATCTTGATAGCGCTTAATGCATTCTTGATAGGTTTCTGACGACACCAAAGGACAAGTAACCGGAGAATACATTAAATGATCTCCGTCAATACTTTCACCTAGATTTCTAAAAAATTCAGAATTATCAGCTTCAGAACTGGCGAAATAGCTTTCACGCCCATGGGTGTCAACTCCTAATTTAGCTGCTGTTTTTAGCATCTCGTCACAATCAGAACTTACTACAATTTTATCAATAGAGGGTATTTGTTTGAGTTGTTCTATTTTTATTTTTAATAAATTTGCACCAGCAAAAGGCTTTGTATTCTTATTCTTAACGCGCACTGAACCTTTTCTAACCGGAATAATAGCGGTAATCTTTTTCACTACAACTCTCCCAATATTTCTTGCCAATTATTTTCAAATCTTATAGCTTTATCATCAATGTAAAATTGTGCGCGCGGCTTTTCGTGAGTTATGTCATCGACATATTGCATAACATCATGTCTTTCTAGCCACTCTTGAACCAATTCTTTACCTGTTTTGCCGTCAACCAAAGGCCTATCAGGGCGCACCTTTGCTGAAAAAATGATAATATTGTATCGTTTTGATAGAAATCTTATTGCATCTAAAGAGCCTTCGATTGGCTCTCCGTAACAAGTGCCATCGTGCCATCCTTTATCAAAGGTATGCACCACTCCATCAAAATCAATTGCAATATTGTGCAATTCTTGTTCGAAACCAGGTGGAACGTTCTTGTTAAAAATCTTACTCATTTAACCTCCCCCGAATCTACTTCAGATACAATTCCTAACTTTTCAAATTTTCTGTCCCTAGCTTTTTTGAAAACCGAAGGGCACTCAAAACCTGCCGAATGAGTTAATTGGTAAGTCAAAGCCAGTGATAATATTTCTGATGTGTGATATAAAGTAACATCTTGTGAAATAACTATAATTTCTTCACTCAAGTCTGTCTTTGGCTGCGCAGTGATTAGAGCGCCTGAAATGCCTTGATCAATAGCATATTCTAATGCATTCACTGTTGCTCTAGAGCTGGTTCCACTTGTTGAGCAAGAAAAGCCCATTACCAAGCACTGTGAAGGGTCGATTCCTCTTAATCTATACTTTAGCCACGTTGTAAACCAAGATTCTGCATCCTTATCTCCAATGATAGAGGTCGATGTAATGCCTGATCCTGGTGAAATTGCATTTTTATCTGTTAATCGAGAAATGTCAATAGCTGCGTGGTCAGCAATTGCCAAATTGCCTCCGTTTCCAAAAAGAAAGATATTTGTTGCTTTTCCAAATTCACTCTCTAATTTTTGCCATGGCTGTGAATGGACTATTGTTTCAAACTTTCTATCAAAATTTTCTATATTTAGCATATTTCTTCCTCTATATTATTATTTAAATTTTACAATTTCAGGGAATATATCCAAAGCAACAGGATTTATCGAAAACAGTTTTACATCAGGATAGTTTTTGCTAATCCAATCCTTTACTATTTTCCAATATCTCAAAATATAATAATCAGCTTGTTGTTGCTTGCCGATCATTATTTTAGCAAAAGTGCCATTTGAATAATCACAATCATGGCCAACTAAAAATATATTTTTAACCCCGCAAAATAAAATAAATTGCAACACTTCAAAGCTTATAGAAGCAACGGCGACCAAATTTTCTAGAGATATATCTTTTCGAAAAAGACAGCTAGAAGGATTTCCACCACTATCGCAAATATAATATTTAGAATTTTTTAAATTTAAAGGCAATTGTCCATTTCTAGGCACTTCGCCCCAATTAGGCACGGATATCTTTCTATCATCCTTCCAGTTACAATATCTAACGAATTTTTGTTTTTTAGGACTATAATCATCATATTCCTGAAACCTATCGTAAAATTTTGATGGCACTTGGGGCATCGCGTCTCCCATAAACCAATAATCTAAATCTATTCCTTCTAGAAATATTTGGTCATTTGTGCCAAACCTTAAAAACTCATCTGGAATTGTAGCAAAATCAAACTGCAAAATGGATGGACCTGATCCGAAAAACACAGCAGATTGACCGCTGTGCTTATTCATATATGGCCCAAAAGGATTTTCGAAAACATCTTCAACCATCAAGCAGATTTACCTATATACACCGGAATTCCGCCTAACTTTGAAGCTCCTAGTAGTTTTTGATTTAGAAGCTCTTCGCCGTTATTAAATTTTTTAAACCAACTTTTAAGAGTATCTTCAAAGCCAGGATCACTTGGATCGCCCCCGTAATCTATTACAAAACAAGACTTTACTGATAGATTATTTAAAATATCTGTGTAGTAATATCTTGGCGTTTCAGACAAGCAATGCGTAGCCACGAGCAAATCCCATTCTTCATTGAATATTTTCTCATACTCACTTGATTTGATATATTTTACGCCTGTATTGCCAGCCAATGTCTCTTCTATATACTGAAAGTTCCTTTCGATATCCAGTATAGTATATTCAACATTGTTATTTTTATTTAAAATGTTTTTGGCTAGAAAGCCCGTGCCGGCGCCAATTTCCAGTATCTTGCCGGAAAAATCAGAAAAATGAGTTTCCCATAAATTTAAATATTCAGGATCACCGCCAATATCTGGAAATACATCCGCTGCCGTCGCTGTTCGGACGTGGCCGCGATGTCGCACCCAAGTTGATTTTAAATTCTCATTATTTATACTGCTAAAATCTATATTTGACATGTTCAGACTCCTTTTAAAACATACGCTTCACATTAACATAAGGATCTCTGAAATCCACAACATTAAGGGCTTCAACAATTTCATCAATACCTTCTTCGATATCTATGGTTGTCTCAAATCCCAGATCGTTAATCTTTTTATAACTTACTATATAATTTCTCTTATCGGCATCTTCGCCAATATCGGCATAATGTATGTATGCGCCTGTTTTATTGGCTATAAATTCACAAATCTCTTCTTTGCTGTAATTCATATTACTGCTGCCGACATTAAATACATTATCTTTTATTTCTTTAAAATTTTTAATACCAAAAAGAAAAGATGCTCCCATATCAGAAACGTGGATAAAAGTTCTCATAAAGTGTTTTTCATAGACTACCAAATAGCCGTCGCGAAGGCACTTATTTGTGAAATCATTGACTAACAAATCCAATCTCAAACGAGGCGAGACTCCAAAAGCTGTGGCAAATCTATACGCCACCACATTTCCTCTTTCTAAAAGCATCTTCTCTGCTTCAGTCTTTGTAGAGCCATAAAGACTTAAAGGATTAAGAGGGGTTTCTTCGGTGCATATTTCGGTAACTTTACCGTAGTTGCTTCCCGTTGAGCCGTATAATATTTGTTGCGACTTGTCTGTGACTTCTATTAGGTTTCTTGTCCCCTCAACATTTACATTCACTGCTAATTCAGGATTGTTTTTACAAGCTGGAAAACCGACGATCGCTGCTAGGTGAACTATGACATCTTGATCTTTTACAGCTTTGGCCAAGTCTTCTTTTACTGTTATATCCCCTTTAATAAAGTGAAAATTTTTATTCCGAAAAAACGGCAAAAGCTGATTGCCGCCCTGCATTAAATTATCAAACACTGTCACTTCATAGCCCTCTTTTAATAGCTTGGGCAACAATGATGTACCTACGTAGCCAGCTCCACCAGTAACTAATATTTTTTTTCGCCAATTTACCATTTTATTCTCCTGATTAATATATCCTTTAACATTACCCAGTCACACAATTTTGCCCAAAGTGGCTTTGACCAAGCTGCAGGTTTATTTTTTTCAAAAAACATATGCCCACTCCAAGCAAATGGATAAACAACAAAAGGCGCTAGCACAAGAAACAACCACGCTGATTTACTAACGCATAAAACGATAAACATAACAGTTGCCAACTGACCTAAAACGTGGAGGCGGCGATTCCATTTATTTTGATGTAATGTTAAATAATATTGATAATATTCTTTAAAACTCATAATGGTATTTTTCCTTTTAAATAATCTTTTAGATCAGCCATAGTCTTGTCAATCGAATATATATATTGTCCATCTTGACCCCATAAATGAGCATATTGTGTAACCATATTTTCTTTTACCAATGTTGCATTGTCCAGGTCCAATTTTTCTAATTTAAACAACTTTAAAACATCGCAAAATGGCACAGGAGCAGGGCTTATATTCATAACGGAGATATCATTTTTTAATACTATTTGAATATCTTCCCATATGTTGTTCAAGTAATAATATTGAAAATGGCTTTTCGGGTTGGGCAAATACTCATAATTTTCGTTAATCATATCATATATTGCATTTTTTTTAAGTCCTTCCCCAAAAAGAGCTGGTAGGCGCACTATTGTAAGGTTTTGATATCTACTTTGCAACGCAGTTTCTAGATACAAGCGATTGCGGCCATACGCATTATCTGCAGGATTTTCATACACTGCAATTGTCGAAATTAACACAAATTTCTTACACTCAACCTTGCTTAAGTGATGCAATAGCTTGTTTATTTGATAAAGATCATCTGCTGGCTTTTTGTTTGCTTTCCACTTGGTGCCGCGTGCTCCAGCACAAACTATTAAATCAAAAGATCTACCTTCTATTTCTCTAATATTTTTAGAATTATAACAAAAATCAAATTCTGTTTGCCTATTGATATTAGAGCCTACAAATCCTGTATGTCCTATCAGTGCTTTCAATCTTTAAAAACTCTTTACTGCTTTGACAATCCTTTCAACATCTTTATCCATTAAATCATTGTGCAGAGGTATCAAAATAACATCTTCATCAGCCCTTTTGGTATTAGGAAGATCACACAACCCGCCAAAAATATCATATGTATCATTCCTGCGATTGTTAACGTTAACTTGAATACCTTGTTTCCACATATATTCAGCAAATTCCAGCCTATTTTCTACGTGTACTGGGAATATCTGATAGTTGGGTTTCCAATAATCCTTATATTCAATAAGTTTAATCTTTTCCAGATCAGCAAATTCCTTTCTATATAGATCTCCTATTTTTCTGCGGCGCTCTAGAGGCACGTCGATATAATCAATGGCGACACAGGCCAATGTAGCAGTAATATCGTTCATATTTGACTTAAAACCTACCCCATCTGGCGTTGAAGGCAGTGGATCGAGCTTATCTGTCTTTTTAGCTTCTCTGTCGATTCCATACCACGTTTGTTTCTTAAGTTTTTTATATATTTCTTCATTAGTGGTGGTTACAACACCTCCATCTCCGCACGTAACAATTTTTACGCACTGAAAAGAAAAAGTAGCAATATCACCAGTTGAGCCAATTGGATTGCCTTTATATTCACTAGTCATTGCATGAGCACTATCTTCAATTATAGGAAGATTGTGCCTTTTGGCCACAGCTCGAAGCTCATCCAAATCAACTGGATTACCAGCATAATGCACGCACATAATTGCTTTTGTTTTATCTGTTATCTTCTCCTCGACACTTTTAGGATCAATATTTAAAGTTTCATACTGAATGTCAGCAAAAACAGGCTTAGCGCCTACTTCCAATATTGCTGTATTCGTTGCTATAAAAGTAAAAGGAGTGCTTACAACTTCATCGCCTGGGCCGACGTCCAGAGCCCTTAAGGCAATTTTTAAGGCCGCTGTGCCGCTCATACAAGCTATGGCATATGGGGCTTTAAACCTGTTACAAATCTTTTCTCTAAACTCTTTTTCTTTCTTTCCAGTATTAATCCAGGTTGATTTAAGCGTTTTAGCTACTTCTTCTGCGGCATTATCTGGAATACATACGCCCCAACAACGTATTTCTTCTCCCATTTCAAAATCTTTTTTAGCCATTATAGCATCTCCTTGTAATAGTCTACCGTTTGTTTCACTCCTTCTTCGTGATCATAAAATCGATAACCCTCAAAAACTTGCACAAACCTTCTATTTCCTAAAATCTTTATTGCCGCCCCATCTTGATATTTGGTGTTAAAAACCAGGTCACCATCATATCCAACTGATTTAGCAATACAGCCAGCCGTTTCGGCAATTGAAAATCCCTTTCCTTGTGCGATGTTAACAGGCTCGATAACACTTTCCTTTAGTTTTAAAGCATTTAACATAATCGCACATACATCATCAATGTAAATCCACTCTCTGATTGGCCTGCCTGTGCCCCAAATTTCAAATTCAGGATCACCATTTTTAATAGTGTCTAGCATACGTATAATCATTCCATTTAAAGCATGCACTTTATTTGGGTCTGTGCTGTCGCCGGGGCCATATATGCCGGGGAACATAAGATTGATACTTTTTACTCCATATTGCATATTGTAACATCTAGAGACATAGTATAGAACTCTCTTAAAATTTCCAAAAGAAAAAACAGAATGATGTACTTCGCCTTTAAGCCAATTTTGCTCTTCTTGAATAGTGTTCCCATCTGCATAACAACAATTAGACAAAGGATTAACAACAGTTGCATCTGGGTAGTATTTTAAAACTGCTTTATACAAGTTAACAGCCATCAAAGTATTGTCAGTTATGACCTCGGCAGCTTTTTCTGTAACGTAATGCACGCTTCCAACATTAGCTGCACAATTAAAAATAGCATCTACTTGTCCTATTTCTTCTAAAATTTTACATAGCCCCTCATAATCTCTTAAATCGCATTCTTTCCTTGATATTCCAAACACCTGATGTCCCCGGTCGATCAAGAACTGTTTTAAATTTTTTCCTACAAAACCAGTATGTCCTAAAATTAGATACTTCATTATTATAATCCCATTTTTTCATTAATATTATATTGATATATTTGATCCCAAATATACTTTATATCGCCCCTTTTAAAGAAACGCTTAGATGGTTGATTTGTTAGTACATTGCCATAACTGTTAATAGTCACAGTGCCTTTAGTGTATAACTCCAAATATGAATAAAGATGCGGATACTCTGGGTAATTATAAGCAAAATTGATTATTTTTGCCTTATCCTGTTTTGCTTCGCCATTGTTCTTTAATTCGAAATCCCAAGAAGTCATATCTGGCTTTAAATATTTTAAAAAATATTTTTTTGACCATATGGCCGGATGAAGAGATGTTCTATAGTCCACTTCTTGATTAAATAATAAAAGATCACTTGAATATGGCGTTGTCTGGGTCATATCAATACCTCCACCGATCATCGCCTTGTCGACATTGTGATTTATAAATTCATTCTCAATGATTCTAATTTTCCCCTCATCAACCCTGTTTAGAAGAATATGATCATCAAGTATCAGGGTGAAGTAATCTTCTGGTATGTTTTTGAAAAACGGAATTAATCCATTTGTCCACATAGATCCAAAATCTGATTGCTTTCCTAAAGATACCGTACTAACATTTGGCGCCATATTGCCCAACTTTAATACGTCTTCATATCCTACTATAGTTATATCTAGGTTATCCCAATATTTGTTCAAAAAATGCACATTTATTGGACACAATTTTCTTGTATACTTGTTTGATGTGATCAGATATAATTTCAATTACATTCTCCGCATCGTCCAGTTAAATTAAAGCCAGTTTCTTCCCAACCTTTATGGCAATTATGCCAAACATTTCTTGTAAAAGGATCATAATTGCTGCCAATGTCAATAAAAGTAACATCAGGCATTCTATTAAACCATTCCTGCACTAAAACTCTTGCTGTAGGGCCTAAAGACACGCAAACAACATCATTTGGCTCAAATGTCTTTGGAAACGTTTCAAGCACGTGCTTGTAGTATTTCCAACTGTTTTTTCTAGGCACGAGTCCCTTTTTGGCCACTTCTAATCCAAATTGCTTTAAATTATCAACATTTTGATCATCGCCGCCAACCCATAATATACGGCGATCTTTAACGGCATTTGGGAAATGATCAACAAAGTGCTTCCAATTTTTATTTGTCAACACAACAGCGCTTGTTAAAAAATCATATTCTCCGACTAGCTTTTTGGCATATGTATTAAATTGAGGATAACAAAGCGAACAAGGAATCCCAATATAATAATTTTTCTGTTTATGACACAAAGACTTTTTCAATGATTCACTCAAGTCTTCATTAACATATTGATCCCCGCGAGCCACAACGGAGCCAACCTGGGCGATTCCCATCATTTCGCCGTCATTAAATCTGGAAAACCCAAATTGTACGTTGTTTGATAAGTTGTCATAAAACCAATTATGATTATCTATCATTTTAATCTCCTTTAAAGATTCTATAACTATCAGAATCAAAATGTTGTGTTGAAAACTCAAACAGTTCTGTATCTTCCAAGGCTATCATTTGATGCCGCAAACCACGATATACGTGAAACGTTTCGCCTTTTCCTAATATCACCGAAGCTGCTTTCTTCAAATCGTCGTCTTTAGAATACATAACCTTAATCCTTCCAGACTGAACGTAAAACACTTCGTCTTTTAATTTATGGTAGTGCCAGGAGCACCTTTTATCCTTAACAAAATAAAGCAGCTTACCGCAGTATTCCTCCTTATTAACGATCCATTTTTCAAAGCCCCAGCCTTTAGAAACAAACTTCATTATATCTCTTCAATCCTTTTAGTTTTGTCACAAATCAATAAATCATAATGAGGCTTATCATTCATAATTAATTCGTGATATTTAGCCTTCCAGTCACTTAATTGCGCAGCTGTAACATCTGTCCAATCAATGCCAGAAACGGCTCCTCTTGCTGTCCAATATACTATTGTATGACCAGAATCATATAATTTGTTTATTTTTTCTATATTTTCCATAATTGGTTCAGCTTCATCGTATATGCCAAATGAATCTTTGCATATAGTTCCGTCTATATCAACATAAATTAACATACTCGACATCCTCTTTGTTTAAAGCGTATACTCCGCTTTTTGTCACCGTTATTCTAGCACATTTATTGGCATATTTAATGGATAGCGATAAATCACGACTTAATATAAATTTATATATTAAAGCAGCAAAAAATGTATCGCCTGCGCCGCAAACATCATAAACTTCTACTGGTTCTGATTCGTGCAAAATATTATTATAATAAGCGCCGTTTTCGCCATCGGTCATTATAAGTTCATAATTATCCGGATAATGCTCGACCTTTGAAGCTTCAAGGGCATTGATCTTTATAATTGAATTGCTGAAAATGGATAGATCACTTTTCTTGCTATCAACAAAAAGAGGCACATTGTGCCTGTAACACTGCAAAGATATGTATTCAGCAATTGATTTATCAATAAAGCCTTTATTATAATCAACTATCGATACAGCATCGTATGAATCAAATTGCACATCTTTCACCTTTTCAGCGGAAATTGGCTGCAGCTTGTTAATTTCACCGGTGTCGCAACGTAACAAGTGACTTTTGGTTCTAATATCTATGTATCGCTCTTTTGTTATTACTTCCTGGTTGGTTAAAATATCTACTTTTATATTAAATGATTCTAGATTATTCTTTACATTAAATGCCATTCCATCTTTTTGTTCAGTATAAGAAAGTTTTAATATTGGAACTGGAGCTTCTGGGCTCAATCGATTGCATACACCATAGTGATATATGTCTACGCAACTATCACCTATTGTCAATACTCTCAATGATTCTTGTTGTTGAATATCCATTAACAAAACTAAAAATTTTTACATCAGCCAAATCAGCGCCAACAACTGATGATGCGTCATAATCGCCGCCTTTGACTATTATATCAGGTTTGATTTGTTTAATTAAATTATAGGGTGTCGATTCATCAAATAATCTAACCTCATCTACATATTGCAGAGAATTCAATAAAAATTTTCTATCGTCTTGAGTGTTTATGGGACGATTGCAGCCCTTAAGTCTTCTAACGCTAGAATCGCTATTCAAGCCAACTATAACATATCCCAAGCTCTTGCAATACTTTAAAAGTTCTAGGTGTCCTCTATGAATTATGTCGAAACATCCGTTTGTAAAAATCACACACATTGCTTCTCCAGATAATTCAAATATCGCAACACTCCATCTTCAAGAGACAAAAAATCTTCTTTATAATGCGCAATCTGACGAAGCTTTGTATTGTCTGATTGTGTATATTTCTGGTAGCGGCTGACTAATTGTTTCGGCATTTCTATTTCTTCTATTCTGAAATCATAAACAGTTTTCATTATTTGCGCAATATCAGCAAAGCTTCTAGGAATCGACGTTCCGCAGTTATATATGCCTGATAGGCCTTTGTTTTCTAGAAAATGAAGATTTACTTTCACTACGTCATCAACACTTATGAAATCTCTTATATATTTGTCACTATTCTTAAAGATTTTTATTTTATTATCTTTCTTAATTTGCTGAAAGAATTGATACACAACGGAAGCCATTTTACCTTTGTTGTGCTCATAAGGCCCAAAGACATTAAAATATCTTAATCCAACAAGTTGAGTCGACCAACAATCACGATAACATTTAACATACTCATCAAAAAGATATTTTGATTTCGCATATATATTTTTAGGCTGGCATAGTTCAGTTTCTTTAAAGGGGCCATCGCCATAAACAGCCGCAGAAGAAGCATATATTAATCTAATATTCTTCTGCATACATATCTTATACAAAGCAACACTATAGTCAAAGTTCTCTTTCATCATATAATCTACATCATAACACGTCGTGTCAGAGCAAGCCCCTAAATGAAACACCACTTCGATATCGCTTGAAGAAGGCAACACATCCTTAATTAAAGTCATTGGATCAATTATATTTTTATCATTATGGTAATTTTGATGATCACAAAGAATAATGTTGTCATATTTTGACACCAAGCTGTTGCGCAAATTTGTGCCAATGAATCCAGATGCCCCTGTTATAACTGCAATTTTACCCATTGGGCCCTTCTATCAAGGATGTGAACAGCTTTAAAGCAGAATCAACCCTTTTTCGTATTTCACTTATCAATGCATTCCCAGATAAACGATATATGTCTTCTGATGCAAAACCAAGCATTTTAGGTTTAGTTAAAAGCTTACAATTTAACATTTTCGCTTCAGCTGATATTCGCGAAAATGTTTCAAGAACTTTGGGAAAAAATACAAGACCCGTATAGTAAGATAAAGCCGTAAGCAATTCACGTTCGGCGCAATATTTGATCAAGCCATACTGAACACTATTTTTATTGCAAAACTCGACAGCTTCAAAGGTATTTTTAATTGGATTTGTAGATTCTATAATGGCAAACTTTTCGTTTTTATTTTGACTGTTTAGGGTTGCAATAAAGTCCAGCTTCTGTTCCGACCATAAACTGCATCCTATGTTATATATATTGTCAATATGTAAGGTTTTTTTCATTATTTGTTTGCATATGTCGCTCAACACAACGACAGCAATTGCATTTTGATAGAATGCTTGATTTATTATTTCATTTGGAGGAGCCAGGAAATTTCTATATTTGCTTGGATCTCTAGATTTAACGTATTTGTGATCGTGCTCATAAATAATGTAATCTTCCTTCTGGAGAAGTGCCTTAAATTCTTCAGAAAGTGAAATAAAGTTTCCTATAATAAAAAAATTATTTTGTCCTAGATCGTCTAAATTAACTTCAACGCAGCGTTTGGTTTGCACTTGATAGCCACGTGCGATTAAATGATTAATCAAAACGTCATCATTGCATTCCCCGCCGCCCAAAAAATCTTTTCTAAAGATATCCGCAACAAAAACAACACGTCTCATTTTATATCATTTCAATATCAGAAAGATTTTTTTGCCACTCTAGATCTTCTTCTGTAGGTAAATATTCCTTAACACAATTAACAAAAGCCTCATACTGTTGATCTTCTGAAAAATTCTCCAAAATCCAAGTTTGAAGTTTCTTTGCTTGAGACTGAAAGCGGCCATAATCTTTATACATTTCACGCAATTTCATCTTATATGAACCTTGCTGTGGATAAGCCCACATAGAGTCTGCCTGTATTACGCCATTCCATACTGCCTGTTTTTGCACTGGCTGTAAATCATAATCAACTCTAGCGAAATGTGGCCGTAGCTTCTCTTTTCCTTTTTTGTCTTGAACAGGTTTATAAAGAAAATCCAAATGGCCACTCCAATCAGTTGCTAATACAGGCAAGCCAGAATATGCTGCTTCAAAAAGAGGCAATCCAAAACCCTCGCCATGTGTGAGAGAAATAAGACAATGAACGTCTTTATGATTGTAAAGAGAGTGCATTTCTTGGTCTGTTAAATCTCCGTGAAGAAGATGAACCTTGCATTTCCTGTTTTCATATTTCTTGAGAATATTTGAAAGCCCCTTCCGCGCTTCATCTCTATCAATGAGAGAACCGCCTTTTGCATATGTCTTTACTATCAAGCTTACGTCTGGGTTGTCGACAAATTCTTCAACAAACCAAGCGACAGTATTGAAAATATTTTTACGAGGACCCCATTGAGCTACGGTGAGGAAATTAAATTTTGTTGATAAATCTAGATTCATATCAACCAGTTCATAATCTTTGACGGGATAATGAACGACGTCTACGTCTTTTGTACATTTAAGGTAGCCTTTTTGACCAGTGTTTTGATTGACCCCTTCATAGACAGTGTTCAGGAATGATTGTTTAGAGTGTTCTGAAATGGTAATTACCTTGTCCATTTCATTAACCTTTTGAATCCAAACAGGAGAAACTTTTGTTGTTTCTATGCCGGCAGTTACTCCAATATTAACAGGCGCTAAACGTTCCCATTCATTAGGAATAGTCACTTGAATGCTCATATCATATTGACCTTTTTGTTGGCCGTGCATAGCCGTCTTCTTTACGATCCGATCAATCCAACGCCTTTCTTCACTATCTTCCCATACCCAATTTGACTGGCCCCAATTGAGAGGTATGAAATATAAATCTATTAAGTCTTCTAGAGTGCGCAAAGATCTCAAGACAAAACGACAATGCTCACCGTATCCTGTTCTAGTAAGGCCCGGGCCTCTAACTAATATTTTCATAGCGCAATCTCCTCAATTACCCAACGTTGAGTTTCCTTTCTTGTTTCCCAAGATCCTTCTTCTTCGTGAATATTAGTAAGCAAATCAACCCAAGTTTTATTAAAACTTTCAAAATTATAATTATCCATTACGTGCTTTCGACCATCTAAACCGAGCTTTGTTCGCTCATCCTTGTCCATGTGATATAAAGTTTCCATAGCTTTAACTACATCATCTCCATTTAAGCGATCTTCATAAATCCAAGGAATCTGTTGAGAACCGATAATTGCCTTTGATGAAGGATCCAAGCCAACACCAAAAACAGTTTCGCCATCAGTAATTTGCTCCTGCAAGCCTCCTGTCTTGTTAACAATAATCGGCGTCCCGCAAGAAAGCGATTCTAACGTAGCAAGTCCAAATCCTTCTGCATCGGATATGTTAATTGTGCAATCAGAAATGTTATACATCACAGCCAGTCGTTTTAAATCAACTTTAGTTTGGCTAAACAAAACTTCACCATTAGTTAACCCAAGTTCTTCAATTATTGCTTGTAAATCTTGGCCATTCGGATCCTTAACTTCAGTATGCATAATCAAAGAAGCTTTATCTTTTCCTACTTTTTTGAGAAATTCATTAAACCAAAAAATCAATGAGCCGCTTTGCTTTCTTCTTGCATTGCGATTGTTCCAGAAAAAGATAAAGCGATCTGGATCATAATAATCACCAAAGGCGCTTTTCTTGAATTCTTCTAAAATTTCAGTATTTTCAATTGGTTTAAAAATATCGCTATCCACAGCGTGCGGAACATATTGTGATTTTACATCCGGTGAAACAGTCTTTACAATATCATCAGTAACTTTAGAAATAGTAGCAATAAAATCATTAGAATCATAGAATTTTTTATTAAAGGTTGGATACGGATAATTATCCCATACGTGATAATACACCATTGGCAAAAGAGGCCTAATTTCGTTCTCCATTTCCCACAACCAACCCCAAAAACGTGGGTCTGTCATAAACCAAAGAATATCTGGCTTTTCCTGACGGATAATTGAACGAAGCATTTCGGGATTTCCATATCCATCAACTGGGAACATAATCCAGTCATCTCCCCACTCTTCAGTCTTAATTGGGTTATAATTTGGATGCTTAATTGCACCTCCAAAAGAGCGAATAGTAAATTTGCCACTTTTTAAAAGGGCCTCGCACATATATTTTGTCTGTGTGCCGACACCGCTTGGTGATAAAGGCATATCACTAATAGTTAAAACTTTAATTTTTTTGTCCATTTAGACCTCTTATTTACAATGTTGTGACTTGTGATACTCGCATACACCAAACTTTCCATAACAAGAAAGTTTGTTTTTAATATAATTCTTTTTATCGATATTATAATTGGCTTTGTATAATAATTTAAGAGCATTATTGATTTTTTTTGATCCATTCGAAACTTTAAATATTTCAACGTGATCTTTTTTAGCCGTTCGTTTAAGAAGGGCAAAGTGAGTTAATACGTCACTATAGTTTTTGCCGTGTTTTTGACACCAAAAATGCTTATATAAAGTTAATTGATAGGTAGTCATTTTTTCGGTCTTTCTTCTGCTGTCCCAGCCCCAACTACAGCTTTTCCAATCTATAATGTGGTATTTGCCGTCGTGAGGGGTATGCAAAATTAAATCAATAAAGCCTTTAAAATTTTTATCCTGATCTTGGATTAATTCATACAAAGCTTCTTCAGCGGCAACCAGTTTAAAATTTCCAAAGGTCCTCTGTAAAGCTGGTAGGATATATTGTGTAAGGTATTTGCCTTGTTCGCGCATATCATTGACTAGTTTTGAATTGAATTCAAAGTCTGGAGTTCCTGTTTTAAGTTTTTGTAAGTTAATCAAAAATTCAGATTCAAAATGCTCTTCTGCATTATAAGAAGACCAATCAAAAACTTCCTTATCGTCGTTAATTACAATTGTCTCACAAACAGTGTGAAGCGCGGTTCCAAATGCAGTATATTCATTCCCTTTAAATTGCTTAATTTTATCTATATAGCTAAGCTTGTGCTTCCAAGGACAAACTGCCCACTCTTTTAGCTCTGAAAATGAAATGTGGGACATTTATACCTCGCGCGTTATTGTCTTTTTTCTTTTGCGAGATGTCTTGGATTTACTCTGCTTTGAAGTGTTTTTTGACACAAGCTTCAAATCAGATTCTACAACATCAGCTGTGTTAGTTCTGGCTTGATGTGTGGGCTTTGTGAAAACATATGTACCAGTGCTATTGTTGTTAAAATTAGATATAGATTTAGAGCTGTCTTCCGCGCTAAAAACAAAACCTTCTAGATTATATTTTTCTCTCAATACGGCTACGACATCTGAAGCTTTATGTTTTACTCTATCAGATGGCTTTCTATAATGGGGTTCAATGGATACTGTGAACGTTGTCTTACTTTTCTCTTCTTTGGTTGTGATTTTCATTTAATATTCCTCATTTAAATCCAATAGTTCTGTAACTTTAATATATAAAGCTGGGCTTATGTCTTTAAGAATTCTTCTGTCTCCTAATAAATAATTTTCAAACCCGTTAGCCCAATATTCCCTTAAAGACGTAATAGCGTAAGGAGAATAAAAAAGTTCTGCAGACGTAATTCTCAACTTATCATATCCAACATCTTTATACATATGATCATCAAACTTATAATCATAGTCAGTGTTAGTGTAGTATACCATATCCAACGTTGGCTTGTCAATTAAATAATATAATCTACGTCTTTTGGCTATAAATTCCCTCTCAATTGAACCATCTCCATATATAAAGTCGCCATACTGCCCTTCTAATGAATGAGCAATTTCGTGAATGATATCGTCTAGCAAATCTCTTTCGTTATCTTGATCTGGTGAAATATATATTGCACCATCGGTATACATTGCATTGAAATGGCGGCCGTCTTTGGTCAATTCTTCAAAGTTTCCAACGTAAAATGCGTCAATATTGTTCATAAGCATTCGAGGCACCATATACTCAACTTGCTCAATTACAGATGCAAAATTAAGCTTATTGGTGAAAGGTTGCAGAACTAGTATTGGCTTGTTATGTATATATGATTGCCTAATTTTATCATTTGCTTCATTAACGCTATCTAAAATGTAATCTTTCATTTATTGTGTGCCAAATGTCTTTTTAGCCATATCAACATCTGACATAGCCTGACGGTATCCTCTAATAAAATTTTCTTCTGCTATCACTAATAATGCTTCTGGAAATTCCTCGGCCATCACTTGAATAATCATTTCTACAGTCACTTCATCATTTTCTGGCTGTAGTTTTTCACCAACATAGTTGACTAGTAACTGTTTAAGTGGATTTTCCATAGTTACAACTTTCAACAGATCTGGATTCTCATTAGCCATAGTATACTCCTTTTTATAATATTATCATATAATTATATTTTTTTAAAATATTTTTGCGGCAAGAGTTGCAACTTTTGAACGCTCACCCTTTATTAACGTTATATGGCCCGCCATATCATAGATTTTAAATTTTTCTACAGCATGAGTTAGTCCGTTTGATGTCTCGTCAATATACATATTGTCTATTTGCTCTATGTCGCCAGTTAAAACGATCTTGGTGTTTTCGCCAACACGTGTAATGATTGTTTTAAGCTCATGAGTCGTGAGATTTTGTGCTTCATCAATAATAATAAATGCATTAGACACTGATCGTCCTCTTATATAAGTTAGAGCTTCTACTTCAATTGTTCCCTTATCGATATACAATTGTAGCGTTTCTTTGTCATTTCCCATTAAAAATTTCAAATTATCTTGAATTGGTGCGACCCATGGTGCCATTTTTTCTTCCATAGTTCCGGGTAAAAATCCGATATCACGGCCCATTGGCTGAATTGGTCTAGATATGACCAATCTTCTGTAATCTCCTGTTTCAATTACTTGATGGAGACCGGTTGCTATAGCTAAAAGAGTATTATGAGTTACAATGAGGTCATCGGTAACATACAAATGCTCTTCATCATCAATATATATGCATTGTGTCATCTTTTGGCCAACATATTCTACAGTGTCTATATATTTTCGTAAATTCACAGATTTATTTGGTTTCCACCGTTTAGCTTTTCTTGCAAGAAGAAAAGGATTAAACCCATCACCCAAAGAAATTCTCACCCTGTAGCTTTTTCGGCCATTTCGTTTCTTTCCATTATAGGGATAGTTTGTGATTCTACTAGAAATAACAGCTTTGCCGCCAAAAGATCTTACCAGAAAGGCTACATCGTAAGCTAATTTTTTTGAAACAGAACAAAACGATGTCTGCTTGCCGTTTTTACTAACAAATCCGTCTGCATCCATCAAACCTCTTAATATATTCAAGCGGTTTTCTACTGATGAGAATTTGTATTTTTCTGGTATTTCCTTCTCGTGGGACCTTTTGCCCCACAAGCCTTCTTTTAATAAAATATTTTTTATTGGATTATTGGATTCTTTATCCTCATCTAGTCGTTCCCAAAGAAAGCCTTTGTATTGTTTTTGTTTTCCAGAGAAAACTCTCCAAACGTTTGTATAATCATATCCGCTTTGCTTAACTTCTTTAGCGGAATTATAAATTTTTTCTTGGCCATTGGCTATGTTAACCGATCGAATGCGACGGGATATGCCTCCTCCGTGCGAAGTATTTTTAGCTTTATTAATTATACGATAATCACAATTGCTGTTTGGTATTTTATTTATTTCACAATCATAGCTATCCAATATGCTTTGCAAAAGAATAATTGTTGTTTCATCTTTAGTGCTGAATGTTGGAATTCCAACAGAAATACATCCATCGCCTAATAAACTACCCAAAAGATAGGGATCTAACAGTAACTTTTCTTTGCTTTCAAATTCAATTGGGTGTACAACTGGGATGGAATGATTCCTCTTGTTTTGCTTTCCAATACGAAGAGAATTAATGATATCTTCTAGAGATTTTACACTTCCTTCTCTGCCTAGATCTCTATTTTTTTGTGTTCTGGTTAGCCAAAGATGTTCTTTACAAGCTTCTGTGCTAGTTCCGTCAGAAAATGACACCTTATAAACATCTTTTTTTCCTTGCGGAAATACACCAGCTACAATTGAGGACTTGCCTAGTCGATTAATGATCATATCGCCAACAGAAATTTCACCCATTTTTTTCCAGCCTGTCGGAGTTAGAATTTTAGAATCTAGTGGCTGGGCCTTGCCACTTCCTGCTTTGCCGACAAGAGTCACAACATCGACATTTTTATCCTTTAAAAGATCCAAAGCAAACACTTGCTCTTTATTTCTGGGTTTCACTCCCCACAGGCCATTTTTATGCTGTCCATTGATTCTTTTTAGAGGTTTTGCGTAAGAATAAAATCTTGCAAGAGCTGTTTTCTTTTCGTTTTGATTTGAAACTAATAAAATAAATTGATTGGGGTGTAGTTTTAGCTCATCCTCTTCTATATAAATTTCTTCACCAGCATAAAACCTGTCTATTGCAGGCTCATCAATTAAATGATTTATGAAACCTGTATACATATAGCTTGTATCTTGTACTACGTGATTAGACTGATAATCTTCAGTTATGAGACCTAAAGCATCACATTTAACTCTCATATTGATGTCGCGAGTAACAACGATTACTTTTCTTTTGGGATTGACCGCCTTTTGATTTAAAGCAACTCCTATAATTTCATTATCTGGTATGCTCAAATCTATGTTTTCAGGAATATCTTCCCCATTGCAAAGCTTAACGTAGATTATTCCTTTACCTTTTCCAAGCCGTACACCTTTATACAGGCTTCCTTTCTCTCGTAATGCGTCTAGCTTTCTTATTATCTCGCGAGCATTAATACCTACACTGTCTTGTCTTTTTTTGTGGTTGTCTATTTCTTCTAGAACTTTCAGCGGAAGGATAATGTCATTATTTGCAAAAGAAAGAATCGAACTAGCATCAGTTAGGCAAACACTAGTGTCCAAAACATATATTTTTTTTGCCATAAAAACTCTCAATATTCAGCACAGTTAAGTACCGTACAATAATTAGTCTCTCATTTTTATTTAAACTTTAACGAACATTTGTTTTATTTGGCTTATTTATATTATGAAAGCCAATTGATTACTTGGCTTCGTATAGGAGGTAAAAAAATAATGTTAAGAGCAATATGTCTCTTTATTGTAACAGGGTTCATGGTATCTTGCAGCACTTTAAGTAATAAGTCAGCCAATGAAATTCTTCCACGAAAAGGATATATCTATATTAAGAAAACTGTTGACTTAAAGATTTGCGCAGATGATATCTGCACTCAAGGCCGAATGGCATCTGCTGGTTCAGGCTTTGTTGTGAAAAAAACCTATAAGGGTTCTTTTATTGTAACAGCTTCGCACGTATGTAGCACAGAAAAAGAGGATCTACCAGAAAATGTAAAATTCACTGACACTTTACACGTTGAAACTTTAGGTGGTGATACCTTTAAAGCAGTCGTAGTCAGTAAAAAACCAGAAATTGATGTATGTATGATTTTTGCTGAAGACCTAGTCGACGGAGTCGAAGAAGTCAAACTAGCACCAAATGCACCAAAAGAAGGAGACAAAGTTTTTAATATTGCTTCTCCATATGGTATACATTATGAGAATGTTGTTCCAATATTTGAAGGAAGATACATAGGAAGTAAAGATTTTGCCGGATTCTTTACTTTTGATGCTGGTCCAGGTTCAAGTGGATCAATGATACTGAACGATAAGGGTGAATTAGTTGGAGTGTTGCATTCTGTTTTTGCGAGAATGCATTCTGTTGTAGTTGCTGTGGAATATCACGCTTTAAGGCAGTTTATTAAGCGTTCTTTAATAGAGTCTGCGACTCCACACGCCCAACAAGCTGAAGAATATTATAGATTAATGCGCCCACCTTACATATAGAATATTTATTTTCTTACAAATATCTTTATACCTAGTTTATTTCTAACAGTCTTCAAGTCACTATAAAACTGTATACCTTGACGAGTCTCATCTAGAAAGGTGTTTTTGAAACTGGTTCTATCTCTGTTGAATATTCGTTCTAAGCATTGTTTTACTGCTTCATCAAATTCTGTTCGATTTTTTGGAGTCATTTTCATAAAGTGACTTGTTTGCAGAGACAAGTTATTATCATCATAAAATGAGATCTCTAGGCCTCCAACTTGTTGTCCATTACGAGGCATTAATCTATATTCTGCTTTAATGCTGAAATTGGCAGGGGAGCAAACATACCCCATTTCTTTAATATACGGCTTTTTCTTCAATTAGCGTTACCTCTTTAGGATTAATATATCTCATTTTCTTTATTTTATCATTAGGAGCTATTAGAGTTAGATATTGATTTCTATTCCAGGTAAGAGTTTCTATCGCTTGCAAAATCCACACTCTATGTTTATAGAGTACTTTAGATCCTTCGTGAATTCTTCTCTCATTGGCATCAATTGCGAACTTTTTTGTTTGCATTTTTCTTACTCTTTTTACTTTTCTTTTCTTCTGGCTTGCTCCAAACTTTAAGCTTATACCAACCTTCCTTGCTTTTTTCTCTTACTCTTTTAATCTTATATGACTCAAATTCATCTTTTAAGTCATTAATTTTATTTTTTGCTTCATCGTAATGTTTAAAAAAACCATAATTAATCCAGGTCTTTTCTGCTTTTTCTTGATCAGACATCGATTCCTCTTTGCGATTCATATATGCTCCTTAAATTGGCTGGAGATGTTGGGAGTCGAACCCAAATCCAAAAAATATCAAAAATAACGTCATTCACAAGATTAGTCAGTTATTTGTACTCTGACAAACCAAGTCCTACTTGCGCGTACCACTTGTTTTTGAAACTTGAAAAACAAGAAAACTGCCTAGCTTCTTTAATAAAGTGCTAGGAACTTCAGATTACGCAGCTAAGGCGTAATCAAACTCAACGTTATCGTTGGCGTTTAAAAAGTTTGAGCATTTTGGCTGCATTACTCACACAGTCTTGCACGTTTATTTTATCCTTTCTCTGTCGAAACCATTTCATCCCCATAATCTAGCCTTCGATCAGATTCGAACTGATGACCTACGCATTACTAGTGCGTAGCTCTGCCACTGAGCTACGAAGGCCTAGGCTGCGCAGGTTGGATTCGAACCAACAACCGATCAGTTAACAGCCGATCGCACTGCCATTGTGCTACTGCGCAATATATTTAATCATTATTTTCAAAATAAGGTATTATATCATACTTCTTTATATATCTATTAAATTCCATATAATCAATACCAAGAAACCTTGCCGCTTCTTTTTTAGTTCTTGCTATACTTAAAGCAGTTTTTAAAAGAGCATTCGTTACAGTATGTCTAGTTATTCTCCAAAGAGGCATACCATAAAACTTACCGCACAAATACCTAGTTGAAATTTCTAATTTAATAGCTATTAGATCTTCTAAAGGTATATTATTAATATCATTTAAAGTTGAATTAGTAATCTTCTTTTCAGATTTAAGTTTATTAATAATACTATAGCTTTCAAATTTAGTTACTTTCTTTTTTCTTTTTCTATTTTTCCAAGTCATTTTATTATATGATTTGATTATATCATATTTTTTGGAATAGTTTAAGGGATATTAATTAATTGAATTAGAATTCTTCGTCTGGAATATTGAATTGATCAGCGTCTTCTACAGGTAGTAATTCTGGAGCGGTTTCGATACCAAATGTCTCCAAATCTGCTTCAGCGTATTGAAAGTGACCAGTAAGGGGTTTGATATCTGGATCTCCTTCAAAACCAGCTAATTTTGTGCCCAACATATTAATAAAGAACCATTTATAGAAATCTTCAGCATCTTGACCACTTAATTGATCAAATTCACCCAAGACTTGTGTTCTAGTCGCATTATAAAGTTTTGCAGCTGCTCGGGGTCCAGCTCGATCAACATCATCTAAAGATGTAATTAATTCTGAAACTTTAAATTCGTGCTCTTCTTCCTCTGTTGGTTCTTTGATTTCTTCTTCAGGCTCTAATGCTTGAAGTTTTGGATCTGTAACCTTCATTGTGAATTCTTCACCTTCTTCGTCTTCTTCGACCTCTTCTTGTTCGAATATTAATTTACTAGAGTTTATTACTTCCGCTAGCGCCTCAAATCCATTTTTATCAATTCTTTCTGTGGCTGCTTCAACTGCTTTTCGTAATTTCATATCTTTCGAAAAGGCAGCTTTAAAAAGCCATTTCCAAGTTGCAATAAAAGCTTTTCTTTGATCTGGATTAGTAGTTAGACGCTTATAGGCTGTCTTCGAGGTTTCCTTTATCGCTTCGAGTATTGCTCTTAATTCATTAATTCCAGTCGACGCATGCGGAGTGTCTTCGTTTTTTTCATTTAAAAGTTCAGTTTTACTTTCTTTGATTAAAGCGCGGATAATTTTACGAATTCTTTGTTCTTCCGATAATATTTCACTTAAGTGATGTTGTTTCTTTTCTTTTAAGTAGCTTTCTAAAAGTTTACGTAAGACTTTGCGGAACCTTTGTTCTTCTTTTAGCTCTGTTAAGAATTCATCGCGATTGATCATTAGTTATACTCCAAGTTTCTGCAATAAATAGTTTAATGCTTCGTTAACTTCTTGTTCTTTTATTTTTCTGCGTCTAGGCCTTCCAATTGGTCCAGCATAGCCGGCCAGACCATGCTCTTCTAATTCTTCCTCTTCTTCTAAATGCATTGCTGCTCTGGCTTCATCGCAATCATCATAACAGGCTTTTTGTTTGCCTGTTTTATGACTAACTACTGCGCAATTGCCGGTTTTGTCCCCTTTTGTTTTTGACTTCTTTTTACATGGCCGTTTAACATATTTCTCTGCTAGAGATATTTGACCAGTTTCATCAGCAACGCTTAAAGCGCCTTCTTCGCCTTTTGGAGTTGCCAAGCTTAAGCCGCCACCATATCTTGCGCCTGCTCCTTTAATCCAACTATTAAACTTACCCGATATTACAACCTTTAAAGGCATCGGCAAAGGAAGTGCTTTATGTACTACATTTTCAAGATGATCTTTTCTGGCGTTTTTGCTTTTTTCAGATTCAACAAGTTTGTCGTTTATTATCTCTACTGCTGGGGGATAATTATTGAGGGCTACAAATTCTTGCCATGTTTTTACTTTAGCGAGTTCGTTTTTATATAGTTCATCCGATGCACGTCGTATGCGCGACCCGGGTTCTTCCTCGGCGCCGTTATCGGCCTCGCTGGAGTCACCAGCCACAGCCACGCTATCTTTCTCAATAATATCCTTAAGTTTCAATCCGAGTGATTTATAGTAGTTCACCGCATCGATATCGACCAGAGCGCCACCGATGTAGCGCGCCGCTTGCGGGGCACGCTCGCGCGGGAAAAATACAATCGGTGACATCGGCTCCTTCGAGATGAGATTCGCACGTGCGTCCCAAAGTTCTTTTCCTGCTTGCATTCTCTCTTCAACACGAATTTTAGTAAATATCGAATTCGAATGATATGGGTCTTTGATTGTTTGAGACGGTACAGAATAGTATATACGATTAATACCGTTTTTTTGCTTAAGCTCTCCATAATACATTAATGTAAATATCTGATTAATCATCGTGGATGTAGCGCCTAACTCGATCCATTGACGCACTCTTTTCACATCAGGGTTCAGCTCCCGCCCTTTTCTTAGATGAGGTGGTTTAGTCCAATTCGACTGCAGTGTTAAATTAAAATCTTTCTGCACCTTGTCGAGCACTCTTTCTTTTTTGGATTTAAAAAATCCTTCTTCCAAAAGAACTTCATCAGTTAATTCGCGGAAGATATCTAAAAATTGAGTGTTCTCTGATAATATCTGTTTAGAAAGCACATCTTTAATCATTTCATATACTTCGGGGTTTTTAAATCCCATAATCGCTTCAAACTCTTCTTCAGTGGCATCTTTTAAGGCTAATCTACACGTAGTTCCACACATCTCACCATATTCAGGTATTTCTATGGAAACGTGTGGCGCAACTTCTATACTCCAATCAAATCCTTCTTTAGTTGTGCCTTCGGTTTTTGCAAATCTAGGATTTTCTGCCATATCTTTAGCGCCGACTAAATAAACCACTCTATAAGTTTCAGGATCATAGTTATTAGTTATTTCTTTGGCGTAGTAAGGATTTTTAACTTTAAATATCACATTAGGATCAATTCCGTGCGCTTCTATAATTTTTTTCTTTTGTGCGAAAGTAAATGGCGAATTCGGTTTGATTTTTGCGTCCGATGTCGCAATAAAAGAATTATCTTTGCCATATATATCTTGAATGCCGGGTACCTCGCCATCGCCTGTAAACACTTTAGCGTGATGCTTGCCCATTGGCTGGAATCTACCTGGATAAATTGCTATGATTTCTTTGTTAAGGGATTTGTTAAGAAAGCGATTTTTCCATCCTTCAGCATATTGCGGTGCATACTCCATAAGCCAATCATAATGAGTGCGACCAAGCCATAGTTCTTCTATTGAAGGTTTAAACCAGGCAGCTGCTTTTTCTGGCGACCTTTTTCTAGCTAGTTTTTCATACATTTTTAACGTAGAGATGAGATTGCCCATCCAATGTTGCACATCTACATCAGCTTCTGTGTCATATGTGTTATATACTGGGGTCAAGTAAGTAAGCAAGTCAATGATAAATTCTAGGTCCGTTTTTTCCTCATTATCGGCTTCGTTTTGCTCTAGAACTGCTTCTTTGAGCATCGGAGGTATATTGCCTCGCCCAAAACGAAATAAACCCAAAAGTTGGTTCATTGGGGCAAAGTTTCCTGTAAACTTATACATCTGATCATCATATTCAAAAACAAAGCCTTCTACAACAGTATCGATATTGTCGTGATGCTTCAACTTGGTGATTTGTTTGGCTAAAATATTATGTGCCTTATCATAATCCAAATCGCGATAGTCTCTGATTGTTTCAATCGCTCTTTTAGTCTCAAGCTTTAATCTTTTGATTTCTGCTGCGTTATCGCGTATATAGGCGCTCTTAAGTTCTTTTAAAAGCTTAACAGAGAAGTTATGAATAGCCAATTCGATGGGCTCCATCATTTTTTGGATAGCCAATGGGCTAGATTTTAGCACATATGCGGATATTTCCTCTTTTTCTTCCTTTAAAAGACCCTTTGAGATTTGTATTAGCGATTGAGCATTATCCTTCTTAAGGATCCTGTTGACCAACGCTTGTCGCATATTTTCGTCTAAATTGGCGAATTTTTGATCAATAATGGGCTTAAATTGGCTTTCTAGGTAGTCATCGATGGTCATATCTCCGGAATAACCGGTATTTTTGATTGTATTTAGGATATTTTCCACAAATGTATCATCTGTGAGCTTATTTAGCTCCAAAAGGGCAGTGCGCTTGATTTTAAAGCTCTCATTGAGTGTTATTTCGTCAAATCGAGCGATTAGCTCGTCTAAAAAGGCAGATTGTTCAACAGTATTAACGATTTCTAGCTTATTTGTGGCTTTATTGTATTTTTTATGACCTACTCTGTGTATATTGAGGATATTTTCGTCATAATTAACGACATTAAGAGGCACAAACACCTCTTTTCCGTCTTTTAGAATCCTTCTTTGGCCCTGAATTTCGGAATTATAAAATATTTCTCCTGCAGGCCCAAAAATCTGGGCTCTTTCTTTAATTGAAAGCGAATTAACGGCCTTTTCATAAGATTTAAAAGAGTTTATGAATACTTCTTTAGCGCTATCGCCTCCTTTAAAGACGCGAGCAGATAGTTCATTAATAGTCATTCCGCCGGCAGCCATATCGCCCTTATTGCGCGCAAATCTCGCTTTACCGTCGACAAAACCTAAATAAATATTAAATCCATCAGTCTTTTCCGCTCCAATAAGTTCGCCTTGAGCTGCTTTTTGGAGAATTTCCGCCATTTTATTGTAAGTTAGATTGCGATTGTCATATAAATGCGATAAATGTCCTGCTACTCCACCCATTCTATATTTTCTCCATCGTGTTAAATAAGTTTAGGTTCATATGTCTTCTTGTGCCTCTATTCTAACATTTATGCCTTATAAGTCAAAGCTTTTATTCAGAGATTTGTAAAATTTTACTTTCCTTCTTCTAATATCTTGACTTGTTCTTCTAGAAGTGATATTCTTTCTTCAAGTTTTCTGTTTAATCGCTTTATTTCTTGGAGATGCTGCCTGGCTACACTCAATTGCCTATTTTCACGTTGAGATTTCGGACGTATTCCATCTATAATACGCACAACAGATTCAACATAAGCACGAACAGAAGGTTTTTGTTTGCCTTCACCCAACAAAAAACGTCTTGTTAGATTATTTAAATCCAACTTCATATTAAACCAGTTCTTTGATGATACTTCTAATGGTTTCGCGAAGTTTAAGTTCTTTATGCTCGCGAGTAAGTTTTACGGGCTTTTTAAACTTGGCGGCGCGCGCCATCTTGTCTTCTTTCGCTTTTCTCTCCGCCTCCCGCTCCGCCCTGGCCGCCGCCAATTGTTCCTTGGTTGGAGGATCCATATACAACAACTCCATCGTTTCTTCTTGACTTAGTTCTCCCGGCTTCGAGACGGGTTGTGCTTCTTGTAGGTCTTCTTTCTCTTCTAAAGCTTTAGTTTTTGCTTCTGTAGAGTGAGGATTAGTCTCCTCTTCTTCAAGTTTCTCTTCTTCTTCAAGTTCTTCCGGTGTCTCTTCTAACTGACCAGTAGCGTAATCAGCGTCTGATAAATCATAAGTGGCCATACCTTCAGTCAAAAATGAGCCTTTTTTTGGCTTGAAGCCCCATTTTTCCATTAACATATCGTTAAGTTCGCTATTTTTCCATTCTTTAATAGACATTTTAGCATCTCCTTTTCGTGCTGTCGTTTTATAATTAGTTTCTTGAAGTTGTTTTAGTCTGTCTTCCCAATCTCTAAAACACATATTGCCTTTTTCATAGGCTTCGCGCTCCATTTCTCGCATATGATTGTCTTTTTGAGCATAACCCTGTTCTGTAGACCCACAACCGTCTAAATCCCCTCTTTCATACTGCATATGATGAACTAGTTCGTGAGCCAAAGAGCGTAAACAGTCTTTAATATGTCGTCCTGTAGTAAAAATAGCTATTGATTGTTCTGCTGGACTATAATGAGCAGTTTTTCCAAGAGGATTTTGACTATTCTTAACATCATCTTGGAAATATACTTGTGGTTTGTTTTGCAACTTGTATCTCTGATGAAAAAACTCTATCAAATCATTTGCATAAGTGCGAATATTCTTCATAAAGATAATTAGTGTTTTACTTTATTAAAGTTATATCAAATTGAATGGGGAGTTTCAGAGAAATGAATTTGTTTGATTTGGTTGCTACGGTTATCGGTCATTGTATGTTTGACTATATAATCTTTGAAAGCACCTTGTTCCTCAAAATTAAATTTAAAACCATTTTTGTATAAGGACCAACTTTCTACTTTTTGCAAAATATCCATTTTATTGATAACAAGATGTGTTACGCCATTAATATTGAGTGCTTTTTTCAAAAAATTTAAATTCATCCAATTGACTTGACGTTTTCGGCCTGTTGTTGCGCCAAATTCTTCACCAGCCTCTTGAATTGTGTTATAAATTTCGCCTTGTGGTTGAAACCGTTTGGCGCCAACATAAGTTTCATATGCTTTTGCCACTCCCCAAACATTTCTTACAGCTTGTGGAGGCACCCCGTTCATTAGAGCTGCAGCGGAAATACAATTTGACGAAGTTACATAAGGATAGTCGCCCCAATCAATATCTAAACCAAAACCTTGCGCTCCTTCGAATAAGATTTTAGGATTTGAGTATTTTTCGTGAAGTTCTTCGTAAAGATCAATGAGATAGGGCTTTAACTCCGGAATATCTTTAGCCCTTACGCCTGTTCTTCCAAACTTATCGCGATAAGCCGGCCCATTTCCTCGTTTTGTAGTGCCTATTGTAGTATCTTGGCGATCTTCTTTTAAGTGTTCTTCTGTGATGATGTGGGCGTTTTCTGCGATGTAGATGAGTCCTTCTGCAGATATTCCTCCAGCTTCGAGTTCCTGTATTTCTCTAAAAAATTGTTCAATAGAAACGACGCACCCAGGCCCAATAACAGACTTAATACCGAAAAACACACCAGCAGGAATGTGATGTGTGACGAATTTCCTTCCATTATGATAGATTGTATGTCCTGCATTGCAGCCTCCATTATATCTAATTACGTGAGTGTATTTTTCATTCTTGCATAAACTATGTGTTACTTTACCTTTTCCGCAATCTCCATATTGAAGATCGACAACAATATCGGCAATCATAAAAACCTCCAAATAGGCTTTTACTCTAACATATTAAAATGATTATTTTAATAAATAATGACCGATCAGAAAAGTTATCGCTATAACGGATATCCCGCCGAAAAAACCTAAAACACAAAAAAGCAGGCCCATTTATTCCCCTGCGCAGGCCGTTTCATTAAGAATTTCTAAAAGATTAGCATACATTGTGACTGCACTAGAAGTCAATTCATAGAGCTTACCTACTGCACCAGCCAGAGTTAATGCTTCATAGTTATTGTTTCCTACCGACCAGTCCGTTATCCATTTTGATGTAAAAGCATAGACAGCTAAATCATCAGCAGCATTAATCATATCTACTAAAATGGTCTCTGTGATTTGCGGGGTCAAAAACGTTTGGCCAATTTCGTCAGAAAATAAAATAACTACGTGCTTTGCATCATCTCGCCAACTAATATCCCAATCTACCGCCGGCGGAATTGACTCTGTTGTACTTGACCAACCAGGTACTTTCCATTCCAGATCTGATAACGGATAAGGCAACATAGCCGCACTTACTAGGTTGTGAATTGATAGGTAAAGTGCATCATAGTTTTGCTCATCACCGCCACTTAAATTAAGAGTAGTACCAGCAAAAATAGTCATAAAGGTTTCGAAATCAACAAGATCAGTTTGTAGTACTACTTTTTCGTCATTAGGATATAAACCGAATCCTGAAGCCGCAGTGAAAACCAGACCCCATTTGATCACTTCAGAATCACTATAATATGTAGCAAACTGATTTAAAGCAGTTGTTACTGCGTTAATCTCCTCAATCATTGAACCTGATAAGTCGATAATAAAAAGGATATCTGTTGGCTCTAGTTTTTTGTCTTCGTCTATTACACCGTCACAATTAGTATCTGTTCCGTTACAAATATCTTCAGGCTCCGGAGTAACTTCTCCTAAACAAAGCTTCTTAATAAAGTCTCCATTATCATCATAATTGCCCCACGCACCTTCAAAACACATTATTTCACCGGGCAGACAAATGCCAACATACATTGTTTCCGGCGCCGCACTATAGCACAATGCGGTTAAATCTTCATCAACCAAATCATTACAATTATCATCGTGATTATTGCATTCTTCTGGTTTAATTTCGCCTAAAAACTTATCACAAGTTGAACCTGGTGGCACTATTTGTGGAAGCCAATGACAGACAGCAAAACATTCGCTTAATTGTATGTCCGTGCAGTCTTCATCAATACATTCACAAGTTTTAAATCCTTCTCCACATTTTAATGGATCTTCTTTGCAAGGTATTAATTTCCCAATATCGTTTATGGTACACAAGCAGTCTAGATTTTCATCAATTTGACCATCACAATCGTCATCAAGACCATTACATATTTCGGCTTGTGGTAATTTTGCTGTACATATCCAGCTTCCACCTACACAAAATTGAAGATTCTGCTCACAATCAGTAGAACAAACATCAATCAAGTTTTCATCTATTTTGCCATTACAATCATTATCAATACCGTCACAAACTTCGTCAGCTAAAGGACCGCATACGCCGCAAGCATTTAGCTGCCCTTCGTCAATTTGGCCATCACAATTGTCATCAAGACCGTTACATATTTCATCAGGAATCTTCTCGCAATCACCGCAAGCATTAGCTACCCCTTCGTCTATTTCGCCATCGCAATCATTGTCAATGTAATCGCAAATTTCTTCAATTTCACCGCACGTTCCACATTCATTTGTAACTCCTTCATCTATCTCACCATCGCAGTCGTTGTCTTTCCCGTCGCAAACCTCCTCTTGGCAAGGATTGCATTTGCCATACTCATAAAAGCCCTTATAACAATACACGTTTTGGAACCCATTTACTCCATTTTCGTCAACGCACTCCACAACATCTACAACACCGTTTGTTGGAATACACTCTAAAACTTCTTCACAATCATTAATGGATACCACTGTATTATCTTTACAAATGTCTATAAAGGCCTTTGCGCGATGAATCTCGGTTAGCGGAGGACAATAATAGTATACTTCTCTGATACAGTCTTTTTGATACTTGAGGTCTTTATTTGTATTGATGATGTCTATTAATTTATCGACATATTCTGGATTGACTATGTCGTATGCTGGTTGAGTTGAGGTATTACCATCGGTGCCATCGTCATTAGTGGAGCAGCTAGCAAATAACACTAATATTGCTATGTATAGTTTTCTGTGGAACACTTTCTTCCCCTATAATAACTATAAGGTAGCACACCAAAACTCCTTTATTAACAATATTTTTTGTTATGTGTAAAGCTGATCGATTTTTTCAGGCCGTTTAGACATTATAACAGATAGGATACGATTACCTTTGCTGTCTCTTAAAGTAGATACGTACCTTTTAAATGCTTCAATATATCGCTCACGATGTTCAGGGCCGATATAAAAACGAACTGACAAGATCATACGTTTGTTGTTGTGAGGATCTCGTTCGATCTTTTCTGTTGAACGGATTACTGTTATACCTTGATATCCTCTAATGGCTTCAAATATTTTGCCATATAAAGCTGTTCCTTCCTCGGCTACAATTTCAAGCTCCATAGTATAAATGCTTTTTGCTTCTACTAGAAAATGCTTAAAGTTTTCCATTATATCTTTCATTTATGGTGTCGTCTCCGCTGTTTCTTCTTTTTGCCAAGCGCTTGGAAGTATTCTGTCTCCAATGAATGATATTGCGAGAGGGGCTAAAATACTTCCACCAGGCAAAGCGAAAATAGCCGCTAAAGTGGTTCCCTTTGCTAAATCTCCAACTTGTGTCCAAAATGTTTTTTTATCTTCGTCGGTTAACTTCTCTTTAAAAGCTTTTTTGAAGATTTCATATGCTTCTTTGGTTTCTGTTATTTCCCGGGAAATCTTATCCCACGCACTATCTTTGTCTGATTTTATCATTTCTACTCTTAAATTTTTTATTGCTTTGTTCATCTTCCATTCAGAAGAACCAGGAATATAAGCTGCCAAGCCTTCTTCCAAAGAGCCACCAAAGCCAGGAGGAGCACTTTTAGATCTCTCATAAGAAGGCTTTTTCATTTTGCCGCCGATATTATAAGTATTGCCGCCTTTGCCAATAAGTCTTATTTTCATTTTGCGATGGCCTTTTTTGACTGCTTTTTGAAAAGGTTCTGTTTGCTCTGTTGCTAGTGTTTCGCGATCATCATCAAGCTCAACTTCTTCACAGCCGTCAGGATTTACAATTGTTACTGTAACATCCGTATTGCCTCTAAAACCGGGCACAGAATATTTACTAGGATTATTTAAGCCTACTTCTTTAATGATGCGTATTTTCATTAACCAATACCGGCAGAGCCAGACCAATTTGTACCTGAAGGGGAAATGTTATTAATACGTGCTACATCAATCCCGGTAAGACCGGCTACAATATCAACAGTTGCAGCAACACTTGAAGAAAGATATAGTTCAGTACATTTTAGTTCTAATGATGGCAGGTTTTGTCCACCAGCGGTGTTAACTTTGAAATAATTCACACCATCATTGTCAAAATCAGCCCCCAAGTCGGACATTCCTACTTTTACTGCCGCACTAGAGGAAATATAAATCCAGCGCGTAACAGTCGGAAAGCTTACGGCGACAGGGCTTGCGGCCTTTGTTATAGCAATTCCACCAGATAAAAATGGCTTTCCGCTAACTTGATATGAACCGACATTGCTTAATCCGCTGCCATACTTATAGTTTGGATGTGACATATTATACTCCTTGTTTACGAAGTAATTAGTTGCTTTGTTTTATAAATAACTAAATGTTTTAAGGTGAGGCAAATAGCAGGCTAATCATCGTATTCTGTGGCGTGTCCTTCTTTTAGCAAGAGCTGGTTTACATTCGTATCATCAATGAATATTTCTCCTAAACATCTCCCATATTTCCCAACACCGCGAGAAAGTAAAATAAATTCATAGTTATTTTTTTCTAACGTAAGTCTAAGAAAACCTTTGGCGGCGATGCCTTTTTGTTTTTCCTCTAAATTTTTTGTTCTTATTTCTGGTGTGTTTATTCCGAAAAGACGGATTCTTTTTCGCGTCCATAAATCGAATCCGAGATCAATAAAGGCCTCAATAGTATCGCCATCAATAATTTTTACGCATAGGGCACGATATTCATACATTATTTTTTATAAGTAATGAATTCTTTATCTCCCTCAAACAAGGACATAGAAGCATCATATGCCAATGTTTGTATGCTGGAAAGCTTTTTAAGATATCCGCTTCTACGAAGAACTTTAAAAACCAAGTTTTCAACTGAATATATTCCACCTGTTTCCAATCCACCTTTGCGATATCGTTTAATTTTTTCCATTAATGCATCGGCTGTTTCTTTAGCTAGTAAATAATCTTTTTCGGCATAAAGATCGTATGCATCATCAATATCTTCCATTAATTTAGCAGCCTTTTCTTTTACCAAGCTATAATTTATATCTAAACGATATTCAACTGGTCGCTTAAGCCAACGATTCTCCATTAATGAATATACGCCGCTGGAAACGTGCTTTTCGTTAGAATCTTGTATATATATTTCAACTTCATACCCTTTTATAAGAATACTGTGAGTATTGTTCCAGTTTCTAATCTTTTCTTTGAAGTAGTCTTCAAGAATCTCGCGATCTTGTAGCTGATTGAAATCTAAAAGAATGTGCAAATCAAAATCGGACAATTCAGACCAATTATAACTGGCTAAAGAGCCAGTTAAAGTGATGTCTTTGATTTGCACATTGTCTAAGTTTAATTTGTTAAAGAAATCGTTAGCAATACGCAGCGCAGCTTGAAGCACGTCTGGCTTAAGTTGATCTCTTTTCCAAAGCTCCGGAGGAAGAGTTTTTTTAGAAATAATTGAAGAAGTATCAACAAATTGAGGATCTGCTAATTCTTCAAGATAGGTTTTCCAAGCATCCCAATTATTTGAATCCATATATTAATTAGTCAAACCTGATAAGAATAACTCATTAATGTTGCCACAATCATTGCATCTGAATATTTGAAGCGGAATCATAGTGTCTTTGCCGCTTGGTGCCATCAAAGCGTGAATATGCTTAATAACGAATGTGGGTACAAAAAATTCACAATCGCATTCTTCGCACTTTATATTGGGCATCGTTGATAAATCAACGTTTATGTTTGAATTTGGTGTCATAATAATAAAAATTTCTTAACATTATCAATTAGATTAGAGAAAATGGATCTTTTAGCCGGCACGAAACCTATTGTGAATCACTTCAAGCCTCTCTGATACTTCTTTAACCAATGTTGTATAATTGTTTTTTAGTACCAACATTTCATCACGTAATTCCGAATTAGATGCTTGCAATCTTGCAACGCGCTCATTCAAATTAACAATTTTTACTTGCAATTCTTTATTTGTAGCCATAAATAACCTCCCAATGTACTGTAATATGTTACTACAATAGTAATTGTATTTTAAATAATTTTTTAAATTTTAATCCCTGTTGATTAAATTAATTAACTGCTGTTCCAGTTCCGCGATGACAGCCTCCAATCGTGGGATTATGTCTTCTGGGATTTCTCTTCCCTCGCTCATCATTGTCCTGGCTCTTATTAAAGCTGCATTTGCATTTTTCAATTCCATTTTTAGTCTAATTTCGTTTAAACAAATGATTTCGCCCATTAGTGGCTCCTTTAAATGCCTGCTATAATTAGTAAAATATATTATATTTTTATTGTATTCTGGATGTCTTCTATAACGCGCCCGCCTCACTATTTATTTTGTGAAGGTGATGTTATAAACAGGAGTTTAATATGAGTGATTTAAGCGGAGGCGTTCCCCCATTTGGTATAGACCTTATTTGTTCTTTTTGTGGGAAAAGTCGACAAGAAGTTAGTAAAATAATCACAGGGCTAACCAGTATGAATAACATATGCAATGAATGTGTTTATTTATGTTATGATGTTTTACGAACCGCCGCCAACACCGAGAAAGAGATTTCAAAAAAACTAGCAGAAGAGCAATTTTTAGACTTGCCTGTTCCGCACGAGATAAATGAATTGTTAAATCGCGTGATCATTGGACAAGAGCAGGCAAAAAAAGTCTTATCAGTTGCCGTATACAATCACTATAAACGAATATCAGATATAACAGTTGAAAAATGTTCAGCAAAAATAAAAAAGAGCAATATATTATTGATTGGCCCAACAGGAACAGGAAAGACACTGTTAGCTCAAACTTTAGCCAATTTATTAGATGTTCCCTTTGCTATGGCCGATGCGACATCTTTAACAGAAGCTGGCTATGTTGGAGAAGATGTAGAAGGCATACTGCACAGACTTTGGGTAAATGCTGATGGCATAACTGAAGAGACGGAGCGAGGTATTGTTTATTTAGATGAGGTAGATAAAATTGCTTTACGATCCGGTAGACAAGGTGCAACGAGGGATATATCAGGAGAGGGAGTGCAGCAAGCGCTTCTGAAGTTAATCGAAGGATCAGTAATAAACGTTCCAAAAGAAAGAAGCAAAATGAACAAAGAAACAATCCCAATTGACACCAGTAATATTTTATTTATTCTGGGCGGCGCCTTTGTAGGACTAGAAGATATAGTCAAAAACAGAACAAAATCAAAAATGCCTCAATTGGGCTTTGGCACTAAAACAGTGGCTAACTCTATTGATGATAACTTTGATTTAGGGGAAAAATTAATATCTGAAGATTTAATACAATTTGGCTTGATTCCTGAATTGATTGGTCGAGTGCCGATAAATGCAACTTTACAAGAATTAGATCAAGATGCATTAGTTCAAATATTGACCGAACCTGAAGATTGTTTAGTTGAGCAATATAAAAAAATATTTAAAATAGATGGCGTCGACTTACGCTTTAGTCACCAAGCTTTAATTAAAATAGCCGAAAAGGCAATTGAATTGCAAACTGGAGCGCGAGGGCTCCGGTCTATAATGGAAAATATTTTATTGGATCCAATGTACGATGTACCTAAAGACACGCGCATTACATCCGTCACAATTGATGAAAATGTTGTTAACGGACGTGGAAAACCAGTTTATGCTTATGATAAAGATGATGATTGTGACTAAACAGTCAGCAATTCTTTCAAAGTGGGAATGTATTTTCTATCAGCCACTCGCGAATAACCGATATCAATAATAACAACCTGACTGTCTTTTTCCATTATATTGCCAGTTTTTAAATCTGAAAAAGTAATTCCGTGATCACGTAGCCACGTCAATCCTTTGGCTAGTTGATTTAAGTAATCTGTTTTAGGGTTACTTAATATTTCACGCACGTGTTCCAAAACATTGCTTATACCAGCCAAGCTATCATTATATTCGCCCTTATCAAAAGTCCAAATTGTCTTAAATAAGTTCTTTTGTTCTTCATTAAAGCCAGCCAAATCGGCCAATTCTAAAAGCTTTGGAACAAGCGATCTTCCAAGAAATTGGCCTGGCTTTATGTCTTCTATGGCTTCTGGATTTGATTTAATATATTCCAAAAATGTGAGCAACAAATGTCGGGCTTCATCCAAGTAGTGATCTCTCCAGTTATAAAATATCTTACTCTTTTTAGGTGAATCGTCTATTCTGTTTCTTAAATTGTTTGTAACGTCCTTCATTCCGTTATTTGGATAATCTAGCAATTCATAAACAATAATATAAGGAGCGTGTCTCAATACTTTAAGATCTTCTGGATCTCTGCGGGCAGTTAAATATACTTTATACACATTTGGATGTTCTTTTCCGAGTAGTAAATAAGTCGCAGCGGCTTCAGATCGATCTGCTGTGATTTTTAGTACCTTGTTTCCAAAACGCCAAGCGGAGCCTTGCGATCCAGAGCCTAGAAAATCAGGCTCACCATATAAGTTCACCAAGCTTCTTATTTTTTGTAACTCTTTCTCTGATAATGGAAACTGTAAAGATGGGTCTTTTACATCAACCTCTATTAGTTTATTATTAACAAATCTTTTATTACTGTCTAATGAGTTGATCCTTTCATTAAGAAACTCAATGTTTTTTATTTCTTTTAGATATTTACGCCAATTTTCAAATAGCAACTTCATTGTTTTTTCCACCTCAAAAAGTTTATCCTTTTGACACAAAAATTAATTTTTTCTTCTATCCTTTGTTTCAAGCCAAACTGCATAACAATTTGATAATCTTGAAAGCTGTTTAACTTTGCCTGTTCTAATATTACTTTAGCAGCTTCCAAGCGGCAAACAGCCTGCATAAACTCTATTTTAGCAGATAAATAAAGTTGTTTTTCAATAAGTTTTTCACCATCTTGAATATAATAAACTGCGGTATTATAATGAGCGACAGCGCACGCCGATTTTGATTTGCTCGTGCAATCGATCATTGGCTTACATTTGTTTATGGAGCTTGTTTCTTTAAGGTTATATTCGTTTGGGCGTGTATTGGCATTGTTTACAAATTGAGAACTACAGCCAGCCACTAAAAACAAAACCAATAACGATTTCATTTTTTAACCCTTATTCTCATTTTACATTCTTTAACGAAATATTTAGAACTAGCTTTTGCTTCCGGATCAAATCGGCCGAGAATATGTTCGACTGCCCTATCAGTTGAAAACTCTGGATCAAGATATAGTGTAACTGAGTCATATAGGTTATTAAACTTACCAGTAGGCATTTGAATAACATTGTTCATAACGTAATGAGCATTTAAATCTTGATATTGTGGGTCTTGGAAAGGTTTCATTTCTTTTGGCTTTTTTGGTTTTTTTTCTTTTTTTGCGCCTTTTGGTTTAGCAATCTTTTCAGGGGCTGGAAAGTATTGAAACATTGAGCCTTTTTTTCCACTTGCGGTAATGCTTCTAATTCCTGGTGTAACTATTTTACCTTTTTCGTTTTTTATTCCTAAAAGATATTTTGAGGCTTCTTCAAAACCTTTTTCGTCAATTGTATTAATAATGGTACCAAGCCAATCATTCTCTTCCAAATCTCTTAATGTTTTTAGATCATTATTAATCTCCGCAATGTTTGTAATCGATTCGCGGATCTGATCAAACGCAAACTGCGTTGTTACACCTAAGCCTGCTTCGCCAGTTTGACGGATTTGTGAAGCAACCCAAATCAAAGCTTGAAGTTCGTGAGGCAACAAGTTTAAATTTTTAGCTTCTTTGGCGACTAGTCTGGCCATATATCGATAAGAGACGACATTAGACATTAATTTACCTTTAATACCATCCCATTCTTTCGCTGTAGAGGCTTTTCTTAGCGAGGGATAAAAAGCATCAATCATCCAAGTATCAATTGTAGAATTCCATTCATAAAGATCATTAGACACTACATTTCCAAACTCATCTCTTTCACCAGCCAAATTTGGAGCAACAAGATTAAGAGCGAAGTTGGGAACTTTATGTGCTTTTGTAAATCCTCTAGATTCACCGGGCTGTCTCTTTTCAGAGCCAGGAAACGTTTCAAGATATCTCTTAAGGCTTTCTGGATTTTCTTCTGCATCTCTCTGCACAGCTTTATACATAAACACAGCTTCAGCGAGATTTAAAGCGAACTTTGCGCGCGGAGAATAAGTAGCAATCAAAAGGCCTAACAACGCGCTGTCTCGATCATCCGCAGTTTCTCTATCAAGTAGGCCACGAATATTATGATACCAATCTCTTGCTTCTTCATAAAGCCCATCAGTTTCTTTTGTGCTTTCTACTAATTGTCTGAAATCAGATAAGACGCTTTCAGGAACTTTAATAACATACCCGGTCTCTTCAAACTCTTCAGCGGACATTTGACCAAGACCTTTTTCTAAATTTCTAACGGCTTTCGGTCCACGTTTTTTTAGTTCGCCTTCTGGTCCATAATGTTGTTTTCTTAAGGCCATTTGTTCCGGACTGGCTTGTGATGCTTGATAAGGTGTAAGACCAAGTTCTTCATCTGTCTGTTCAGCAACCATTTTTAATGGCTCTGCTAGTTCAACCTTTTCTAAAGAGTTTGGATCGAAATATGGGATTTTACCTTCGCCGCCGAGCACTTGTTTTGCTTCTTCTACGATTTTAGCAATGGCGCCATTAAGAGCGCTGAACTCATCTGCGTTGAGAACAAATTCTTTTTCATTACTTTTGCGACGAGATGCTATATCAACAACATCTTCTTTCACATACTTTCGCCAGTTTTCAAATAGTAGTTTCATACGTTTTCCTCTTCGGGCCAATTTTTCGAAGGCCCCGTTAAAAGCATTCCGAATTCAATCAACGCGGCCGACCAATCGTCCTCCAATTCATCTACAATATTATTTATAATCTCCGGAGCCTCCCAATCCATTAAGGGGTGTCTGATAATGTTGCCCTCTTTATCCTGCTCCTGCTTTATTGCGCTCCGATATAAAGCCCAGAGCCCATCAATAAAAGCTTTTTTTTGTCTCGGTTCAAACTTACCAATTAAATCATATATACCTTGTTTAAAATTTCCTGCGGCACCCTCAAAATTTGCGCGATTTGATGGGGGTGGGTGGCTGGTTGGCTTATCTGTTTCATTTACATACTGTCGCCAATTTTCAAATAGGAGTTTCATTTTTTTTCTTCACCTTTATTCTGATTTTTCTTTCTGCTAATGATTGTCGCTTGCGGTCTTCTCCCGTCCGTCGAAGATGACCGCCGGAATCTCTTATGCTGCCGGCAGCCCAGTCATTGAGAGTGTCCTGGTCAATACCTAAATAGTCAATAGCCATAGTAGCAAGAGCGACACTTTTGGATGGGGGCCTAAAGCCTGTACCAACCCGCTTTGGCTGTGCTGCCGCCATAATCCAAGCTGGATTTGTTTCCGCAGCTGCTCGTAATGCCGTTTTTAACTGATAAATTGAAATACGAGCATCCGGACGTGGCCCTGTTACAATAATTCTTGGTGTAGGGCCACCAGGAGTGTATTCTGTTTCCCCAAACTCAAGCGCACCCTCTACAATGTTTTCTAAAGCGTTTTTTGCAAAAGTATTATAGTTGCGCGTCAGCATACGTTTATCTTTACCCCACGAAATAACATCCAATAACATATCAAAAGGTGTGTTATGGTTTCTTGCTATTTCAAAAAGCCCGAGTTGCAACGCATCGTCAATCCATCCACCCTCTTTCTTTTTATAATCATCTGGCGCGCCAACCTTCCATTGATCGAGCCCAGGCGTCTCTGGCTCGACGCCGGCTATCATCCTTATAAGGTCGGGCGAGGCTACTTGGCTATGAGTTATTCTTTCTAATGCGCCTAGTGTTATTTTTGCTGTCCTTGCATATTTCTCTAACACGTCGGACGTCATATTGTCATGGTGTATAAGTTGGTCTATAATATTTAGTTCTTTCGGTGGCACAACTGAAAGCATCAATCCTAAAGCTTCTGATGGCGTGGCTGTATTCTTTGAAAGATCCTTGAACCCATCGTAGATATCATTAGAAGTTTTACGATTTAACCCGCTTGACCGGGCCATCGCCCATAATCGTTTGGTTAACGCTAATAGCTCTTCGGGGTCTTCTGAAACCCTAGCTTGTATTCCTGATGCGTCTATAACGTTCTTATATTTTTCTGAAGCTGCTGTTTGCATAAGCATATTATGAAGCTTTTTTAAAAGTTCATCGCCTACTTCATAATTTGCAGCATTCTTGAATTCTGGCGTGCCGTAATGAAATTGAAACTTTTCATCGGTTTTCTCATTCTCAAAAATAAATAATGGATCACTTGGTTGATATATGTCTTTGAAATAGCCTCCACCTGGTGCGGTTGTACACCAATCAGAAACACCATGAAAACAGGCAGCTGCCTTATTGTGGATTTCCATAATAACCCAACCATCTTTGCCAACTGTTTCAAGAGCTTCTTGTTGACGTTGCCTTCTGATTGCTTTAGCTTTATCAGCGGAGAGATTTTCCATTTCAGATTTAGGTAGCTCAACAAACTTTTTATAAGCTTTTTCGTCTACACCATTTTTCATAAAATCGTATTTCCAGTCACCTCTTAAGAATGTTGTCCCTTCTGCAATCACTTTAGGTGATTTAAGTCTTGATTGCCTGAATTCTTCAACCGCCTCTTTAGTATCTTCTACTATTTGTTTCAATTCTTGAATTGACTCAATTTTCATTAGATCTGCTTTTCCTTGAGGCATAAGATGGTTATGCTGAAAAAAGTGTTCAAACGCATTCGCAAGTCTCCAATCGCCTCCTCCGATAAAGTGATCTATGAAGCTGAAGTCTTTTAAGATAAGCTTGCGAATCCACATAAGGATAAGACCTTGCCTAATATCAGTCTCTTTTGCTTTCTTTTTTGGATCATCTCCCGCTCTTATACCTGCTAAATCGTCTGGAATAGAATCCCATACCCATTTGTTAAATTCACTGGCAAGTTTTTTTATTTTATCTGGATGTGGAACATACTTTTGATAATCTGGATCGTCGCGATAATATTGCCACGGACCTATTTCTTGGTCTGCTAAATATTTTATATATGCCTGGCGCATTTTTTTATTTTCAGGACTTAAAGCAGCCATACCTTCGGCTTTAGAAAAGCGCTCCATCAAAAGATACTGTCGCCAGTTTTCAAATAATAGTTTCATTTAATCTCCAAATCCAATCGATTCCCAGTATTCTTCTAATTGTCGTTCTAGGTAGTCATCATATAGTTTGTTGTATACTTCATTGTAATGCTTTTCGCCTACTTGTTGTCTCATTTCTTGAATGTTTCGCATAGCTTCATTAGTAGTGAGTTTTTGCTTTGCATATTCCACACACACCAAACACATAATTAAACTCCTTATATCTTATATCTTAATTAGTTTACTATAGTTAAAGCTTCACTTAAACACCATTCTTTTATTTTAGTATTGCACCATAAAACTAATGCGTTAGTTGGCGAGGGGTTAATTTTAGTTACATAAAAAATATCTATAACAAGTCCAAGGCGGTTTTTGTCTTCTAAATAAACAAGATCGCCTATAGACACCATATTTTAATTAGGGTATATTGATATTAAAAAGGAGTAGGATCCGGCTCTAGCGGAGCGCCGAGCGATTGAAGATCAGCTTCAATCCGGTGTTTTCTTGCCACAATTCGCTCCAGCTCTTGGTGTAGCTTGCTTATTCTTTCTTGGCGCATTTCTTCTGTATCAGGCTCAACATCCACTGCTACTTGATCTCCGCGCGGATCAGGACCAACGTCCGATGCGCCGTCCATCTCTTCGATTTGCGATAGTTCTTCTTTAATAATTTGTTTTAGTCTTGATTTTGTTAGTTTCATTTCTTAATAATCTCCACAATCAATTTCTTCTTACCAATAAGTAGTCTGTGCCAAGTATAAGCAGGAATAAAATAAGTTTGACCTTTCTCTAACTTCACTGGTATCTCGTTTTCCAGTTGTAAATGCCAATCTTTTGATTTTTCTACTGTTACTTCGCGGTCTTCGCGGTCTTGATGCCAGATTAACTCTTCTTGATTTGTGTCTTCTGAATCAAACACACGAATAACTTTGTTTTCAGCTAACTTTATTTCTTTAAATGGGAATTCCCGCACTACCAAAACCTACCGGGAACATTTTTACCAAAGTATTTATGCGCCCGACAGCTCCACCAACCTGCTTTGGTTTTATCTTTCTTTTCAGCGCATTTATGTCGCTTTGCGAAGGAAGCACGTGCTTCTGGGTCATTCCAGTTGCCTTTTAGACCGCCTTTCTTGTCTCCAAAAGTCACCTTCTTTACATTTCCAGTTTTTTTATCACGAACAAAAACCTTCCACTTCTTTCCGCCACCGGTATTTACGCTTGGCTTGTTAAGGGGAGGGTCTTTTTTCTTTTTTTTCTTTTCCTCAAGAGGCATTGGAAAATCAAGAGGTACTCTTTCACCTTCAAAAATAACAAACTCACCGATATCGGTTTCATTTATCCAATATTTTTCTTCTTCATTGAGTTTATAAAGTCCGCCTTGGGACAACTTGCGAACTTCAGCAAACAACTCAAAGTATTTGGTTGATCCTGGTCTAAAAATGTTCTCATCAATAGAGATTTTATTGGTTAAGTGAAATTTCAATCCTTCAGAAAGTAAATTATTTATTTCCTCTTCAATGATTGATTTTAATTTACTTTCTGTGATTTTCATTTCTTTTTGCCTCTTTCTTCGTCATCGTCATCTCTTTTTGGATGATTATGACCTTCCTCTAGTGTTGATTCGATATCTTCAGCGAGAAGATTGCGAACAATAGTGTTTCCAAACTTCATATCATACACACTAATCTCACCATTCTCATTTAAAGAATGCCAAAGAACGGTACCTTTAGCATCTTCTTCTGAAATACCGTATCTTTCCATTAAAGCTGAACTCAGCTTGCCTTCTTTCATTCACTGATGTTCAACTTTCTCAACGGCATCTTCAACGTCTTTTTTAAGTTGAGATTTAAGTTTACTTAAATCTGATTTTTTAATTTCCTCTTTGATAAGAGTTTTTAGCATTTGTTTGGTTAGTTTCATTACTTTTTCTCCTTTGCTGATTTTTTACCCCAAGACTTACCCTTACCCTTTTCATCACAAGCCGCCGGGGTTGGACGGCAAGCAGGATATTTCGATCTTTTTTCGCCCTTTTGCCTTCCGCAAGACTTACAAGTTTTACGACCGGTCTTTTTATCTTTACGGCAGGTATTACAATCAACCCAACCTTTAGATTTGCCTTTGCCGCCTTTGCGACCAAACCAATCTCTCAATGAGGATTCTTTACTTGACTCAGTTCCTGCTTTTTTCTTTTTCTTTTTCTTTTTCTTTTCCTTTTTCTTTTCTTGTAAGTCAATATTAATGATATAGCCATCAACTTGTTCTTGTTCGCCTTCTTTTAGTCCTTTCCAGATTTTACCTTGACGACACCTTACAACAGCACCAGAGGCATATGCAGAGGGCCAAACATCATATTTTCTTTTCGCAATACGAGTGCATCTATCACCTTTTTTCTTCTTCTTTTTCTTCTTCTTTTTCTTCTTCTTTTTCTTTTTTTCTGATAATGTTTGTTCTTCTTTGAACCATTCAGGAACTATTCCATCAATAATGTGTCTTTCATATTCTTTTTTAGCGTCTTTTGGGTCAATCTCCCCCTCAACTAGCTTCTGTACAAAACCTAAAGTTATGGCATTTGCAACAATATCAGCACATCGTGCCGTCACTTTATTTTTAAGTTGATCTACAATAATGCTTTCACTTGCTTCAGCTATTGGCTCCATCAGATCCTGTGGGACATCAATTGTCATAGTAGAATAAACATAATCGCGATGCGGCTTGGGGCAACAATGCTCGATAGATTCATCCAATACATATGTTTTGTCAAATTTTGATATGCCCTCTTCCCACAAAACCATTTTGTCAGTTACTACATCAGGTTCTCCGTATTTTTCAATTAGCTCTAGAGCATACTTTTGTGCATCTTCGTGGATCCAGTTTTTAATAGAATCATCTGCTTTCTTTTCTTGTAAGCCATCTGTCTCAATATAGTCGCCTTTTTTGTGCTGTTTTACGTTTGGCATTAGTTTTAATGTTAGTTTGATTTCTTTTTTCGAAGCACCAGTTCCTTTTACAAGCGGTTCCAAACCTGCTGCTCCACCTTCGTCGTCCAATATTTTTTTAAGAACCTTTGGATCCACGTGCGTGTATCCTTTTTTTGCCAACTCAACGTGATCTTCGTGCTTTTTAGACATTTTCTTTTCACCGGTTTTTGGATTATACATCATATGAGGAGTAAACTCTTCTTCTGAAATACCGTATCTTTCCATTAAAACTGAACTCAGCTTGCCTTCATTCATTCCTTGATGTTTAAGATCTTTTAATTCAGCTTTAAGTTCTTCTTTGATGATTTGTTTTAGTCTAGTTTTGGTCAGTTTCACAATTAACCTTCGCAGCAGCCGCACTTACAACAACAGTGCAGCGGATTAAGCCAATTAAGAACGCGGTGTAGTAAAAGTTTCATATTAACAACTCCTAAAATGTGTGTAATAAATAGTCAAATTGCCCTTAAAAATACTTGTCTATAAATAGATTAATCATCATATACTGGAATGCCATCGATTATGCCATTTTGATCTTCAAAAAAACAGTATTCAGTTTCCAATGTGATTGTTTCCGAAAAAGAAGGAACTGAAACTATCGTATCTCTATCATCTGTATATATTTCTTGAGTATCGTTTGGGTCCCAATCTAGCCATTGAAGCATATTGAGGAATTTACGCCACTCTTCTTTGCCGATTATTGTTATGTTTTTATCGGCACCAAAGCTTATGGTATAATGTGCTTGAGGTTGGTTGTCTTCTTTCGAGTAGAATATCTCAATCTCGCCAATTGCTACTTCAACTTTAGATGGTTTATTCTTATTTAAGATTATCTTTTTTTGTATTCTTAATTCGTTTTTTTTGATTCCCGGTGATGTTTGACGCAAGACTTATCTAACTTCCTATATAATAACTACGTATTAATCACGAAAATTGATAGTTTTATGTGATTTTATATCACTTGGTGAGTTGATTTACTTTTCAGAAGCTGTCCAGATCAATGCATCGCCTAAATCATTCATTAACTTAAGCATTCTTTCATATCGTTCTTTGTTAGTCAGAGTTTTGGCGGCCTTAAGAAATTCGAGAACATCTTCATCAGCTCTGTTCAACGCTTCTAGTTTATCTGCTTCTAATGTAGCATCTGGATGTCCCGGGCTATAAGTGGTTTTAATATAATCTTCTTTGGAAGGGGTAGTTTTCTTGCGAGAAAATAAGCCTTCTTGTTGCATTGTATCTATTTCTTCTTGGATTAGCTGCTTAAGTTGGGATTTGGTTAGTTTCATTCAATTGGTTCCTTAAGTTATGCTTTGTAAATAGTATCAAAATGTTATTAAAAATCAAAGATAATAAACTTATCTGGCTTACCGCCACGTTGCGGCAATACTCCGACATTGCCAAGATGTACATCATAATATCTTGTTGATCCGTGCCTTTTAATTAGAGTTTGAATAGCATCATAATATTGATTGATTTCCTCATCAGTTAAACCAAACGCTTTAAAGCGCGGCCTTTGTTCGTCGAAAAATTTTATTAGTTCAGTACGATAGTCAGGAGATTGTATGATACTATTCAGAGTTGGAAGAAATGGACGTATTCCCTTTTCCCTGTCTTCGAGTCTCATAATATCTCCGTGTATTTTGTCGTCAAACGTTCTTTGAGTTCTATTAAACCAGTCTTTAAGTGAGATTAATTGCGACATTTCTACAAAATATTGTTTAGTTTTCGGTATACGACCAAAATCATATATCGCTGGTCGATCAGCAGAAGCGCCTTGACCTTGTCCCGGCTTGTTCCATTGCTGTTGATAGAGGTCTTTAAAGATTTCTAGCTCTTTGTCGACACCTTCGGCGCCCCTCATAAAGAATTTCAATACGTGATCGTTGTCTAATAAAAATGCGGTACCGTAGACACCTTCGCCTAATTTTTTTATTATTTTATTTGTTTGTAATAACGGGAAGTTGTCAATCATCGTTTTGATAGTGTGCATTGCACGATTCCAATCCGTACTCGGCCCTTCCTCTTCCGATCGTTTTCTTCCTCCGTATCTTATATAAAATCCGGGCATTGGAAGATGTTCAATTATTTTTTTTGCATTATGTTCAGCGATAGGGTTAGCAAATTTTGCAGGCTCGTCAGATGAGAGCGCGGCGAGGTATATCTTGCTTGGCGCACGTCTCCCTAGTTGTTGTTTAATTGACTTTTCTGATCTTACATTGCGGAGATTGATGTTCCACTTTTTAAGCAGCCTGATACTTTCCTTCTCGCTGCCGTAATCGTCTATCATATGATATTTGTCGACAATACTTTTTAAAGTATCCCGACTTGACAAGGTATGTATTGGCCTGTGTTCTAAAAGCAGCTTGGCAAGCTCTTCTTTAATAATGCGGTTTAGTTTTGATTTAGTTATTTTCATTCAAGCAGCTCCAAATATGGATTGCTATAAATAGTTCTGCTGCTTTAAAGAAATACAAAAGAATACGTATTTTTTAGCGGCTAGTCAATAGAGAGAGGGGATTGCTTATGTGATCGCTTTAATCGGCGTCAAAAGCTTAAAACTTATTGTTTATTGGATTGGATTAATATCTATTTCGCTTCGCTAGCTGGATTAATATCTATTTCGCTTTGTTTTGCTTGCTCGCTTGCTATGTTTACGGTGACGCCGCCATTTGCGATAGTTGCGATATCGCTTATAGTGACGACGCATTTTATTATAATATTTGCGATGATAACTGCGGTAGCTACGATGATAACTGCTATAGCTACGGTGATAGCGAATATGTCGCATATGATGATATCGTGGATGATATCGTCTAACATATGATGGTGGAGCAATCCAAAGATTCCATCCGCTGTCCAAGTGTTGCGTATATACCACATCTTGTGGCACCGCAAGACCATATTCTGAAAAACAAGCGGGCGAGGCATAGCCATAACCGCTATATAGGATAACTAAAACACACATATTCATAATCGATTTCCTCCTAGCTGCGTCCTAACTGCTTATAGTTGCATATTGTATGCCAAGTAGCTGCGATTCGCAAATATAGTATAATATGTGTTATTTGTTTTGTAAAGTGAAAAGTTAGTTAGGTTGGTTACGGCAGCTCACTTAAAGCTTGTTTTTTAATTGCAGCTGCATCATCATCAGTTATCGAGGAAGCGTAATCCTGATTTAAAGTAAAGAAAATGTTTGGATCTTTTGCAATTGCCACTAATAGCTCCGCGCGACGTGGATGATCATTGACTAGTGCTATAGGATTATTCCAGTCTTCGGGATTCGTATCGACAGAGATATCGGCTATTAGCTGTTCTACTGGTTTATTCTCTTGTAATACTTTTTTAAGCTCTTCCTTGATGATTCGTTTTAGTTTGGTTTTAGTTAGTTTCATTTGGTTCGTCCTTGTAAATATTCGGCCAATCTAGATGCGGCAGCCTCTAGATAGGGTTTAAGTTCGTCTATTGTTACTTCAGGATAGAAGCCCATATGCGAATCACTGATGCTTGGATAATCCTTTTTTAAAGCATCTATAATATTATGTACATCCATTTCGCTAAAATTTGGATCCGCACGCCGCGCCGCATACAAATCTTTGCTCACGGCGCGCATTGCTTCTTCAAATATTTCAGCTAGATTTGAGATAGTGCCCACCTTGCGGCCTGAGCGCCTAGGCGTAAGTCTTTTTACTAAATGGTTATATATCTGTTGTTTTAAGCCGTCAGGATTTTCCTCTTTTAATATTTTATCAAGCTCTTCTTTGATTAGTTGTTTTAGCCTTGACTTGGTTAGCTTCATTTGGTTGGTTCCTTTGAGACATTATAACATATTAATATGTCTGCAATAAATAGTCAACTGGTTATTAAAAAATCTCAAAAATTGGGCTGCGTTTTGTTTGCGTACTATGCCCGGCCACCTAACTCCCCGTATTTACAGGAGACATACATTCCGGGTATCGGGGGGGTAGGGGGGGGAGGGGGGTACCTATATGCTAAATAAAAAAACTCTCTCCCTTATAAGAAAAAGTTAATTTAACGTATTGTTTTTATTGGGTTTTCTGAAAACGCTTATTTTCGCTTAAGCTAGTTAATGTCTGTTTTATCTTCTGGCGGCGGGGTCATACCATGGTAGCGCAGGGTATACAGAGTTGTCGCGAGTACCACTGAAGCAGGGCAAGGTGTGGCGCAGTCCTCCGTTTGGAGTAGCCAGCCTAGGCCGAAGGGCATAGTCGACAGTAGAAGCTCGTTGCTGACGGTTGGTAGGAAGTCTTTTTTGTTAGCGCTCAAAGCTTTGTCTCCTCTAAGGGAAAGTTAAATTAACCCATTGATATCATTAGGGTTTGCAAAAACCCTATTTTGGGGTGCGAAGGGGTTGAAAGGGGGGCAAAAAGGGGGTTGAAAAGGGGTAAAATGTGGGCGGATTTGGGGGGCTTTATACGTCCAAATTCCACCGCAGTCCCCGCTTTTCGACTCATAACCTGCTCCCGCTCGCTTCGTGTTCCTAGTCCCCCGCACCTATTATACCAGAACCAAAGCAACATAATGTGCAAACAGGAAGCAACCGAAAACCCAACAGCTTGCTGCGACCATTTGCTTTGGTGTGCTTTTGTGTTTCATATTAGTAACTAGTCCTCGCAATCAAGACCAAACAGAAGTGATACTATTAATAGTGATGTTCGTTCCGACTCGTCCTTTAATGGTCGCGCTGACCTTCGAAGCATCGGTGCACCAAACAGTAGTGCTCTTGCGTGTTTCGGTCCATTTAGGCGGACGATGAGCGGGTGCCGTGTTATGCTGAAAGGAATACTCGACTTTAAAGGGTTGTCTTCTGTTTTGGTTCATCGTGATTTAACCTTTTTGTTTGTTGT